ATGCAAACGACCGGCTATACGATCACACCCCGCGATGCGGAGATCATTCGAGATCTCATAGCATTTCTAGGCGAAGACGTTTTTGATCAGCGCCGAAGAGACGGCGCCATCGCCAAGTCGGACAAGTTCCTACAAAAAATCACAGATGCCCGAAGCGTCATTGAGCATATGCGGTCCGATGCCAGATCTTAGGCTTGTAGAATCCTCTTCCAACATGCTCGCAGATCATAAGGGGGAAACGGTCGATTTCATCTGCGAGGATTGCGAGATCCTGAAGCGGCTGAAGCCGTCGGCTCTCTTGGAGGAATATGGCAATCAGACGATGCCGTCGCTTCCTGAGCTGGTCGCGAAATCGCTGGGGTGCAAGCGTACCGAGAATGCCTTCTATGACCGATGCAAGATGCATTTTCATTTCTCGCCGGACGAATGGGCGAAGCGCATGGGGTACATCGATCCCCGAGAGCAGAAGCGTGGAGAACTTCGCTTTTCCGATCTGAGCCGATGGCATAGGCTCTACGTGCATTGCAGCTGCGGACGAAAAAACGAGCTGGATCGAGAGCGACTTGAGAAATCGTTGGGAAAGGATGCCTTGATTTCTGCCGCAGCCGGCAAGCTTGTCTGCAAAAAATGCGGCGTCAAAGGTTCGGCAAAGATCATCGTCCGCTCGCCGCCGCGGGATTAGGGGGGAAGACCATGTGCAACCTTTATAATGTGACAACCAACCAGGAAGCCATTCGGCAGCTCACGAGGGCGATGATCGACAGCATCGGCAACCTTGAGCCGGAGCTGGATCTCTATCCGGATCAGATGGGGCCAATCGTGCGGAACACACCGGCCGGCCGAGAGCTGGCGAAGGTTCGCTGGGGCTTGCCGTCCTCTCAAAAGGCGCAACTCGATGCCGCCACGAAGCGTGCTGATAAGCTGCGCGCCAAGGGTAAGCAAGTGAACTTCGATGAGCTTTTGAGGATGGAGCCGGATGGCGGAACGACGAACGTCCGCAACACATCGAGCAAGCATTGGGCGCGATGGCTGGGAGTGGAAAACCGCTGCGTGGTGCCATTCACGCGGTTCGCCGAGCCAGATCCGGCAAGCAAGGTCGAGGGAGGCAGGACGCCCAACGCCTGGTTCGCGGGCAGCGCGGATGAACCGCTGATGTTCTTTGCGGGCCTATGGGTGCCGCAATGGCGTTCTGTGAGGAAGGTCAAGGAGGGAGAGATCACGGTCGATCTCTATGGATTCCTGACCTGCAAGCCGAACGCCATCGTCGAACCTATCCACTACAAGGCAATGCCTGCCATCCTTCGCAACCAGGATGAAGTCGAGACCTGGCTTACAGCGCCTTGGGAGGAAGCGAAGGCGCTTCAGCGGCCGTTGCCGGATGACGAACTGGTGCTGTTGCCACCGAAGAAAACCGCAGGAGAAGAACAATGACCGAAGATAGAATAGAGAAACTGGAAATACGAGTTGCCGAGCTCGATGGCCGATGCGTGATGCACGAGCTGCTTATCGCGCAATTGTTGGGCACGGTTGGCTCAAGCACAGGTGACATAAAGGGTTTCGTCGGAAGCGTGCTCGGCAACGTCGCACGCGATCTCCAATCCGCCTCGAAAGCTGCAGGCGCTGCGCAAGAGAGACGCTTTGCCTACGCCATGAAGACACTGGAGAACTTCGCGGGGAATATGGCGGGGTCGCTCGGGGGCATTCCGAAGGGCAATCTGAACTGAAATGCCCGAAGAACTCGAACGCCCGATGGATACCGTCCACGTCAATCACTATTGCGAGCACCCCGGCTGCAAGGCATGGGGCGGCTTCGGCTATGATATCGGCAAGGGCGAGACGAAGTGGTTTTGCTTCGAGCATCGCTGGCTGGACTATCGCCAGCCGCGATATGGCGATCGGCCTAAGGGATAGTCGGCATTTCGTCACCTCGGGCGGTACACTCCGGGCGACGGTTTTCCGGTCATCATGTCCACCTTCGATCCGACGACCTCGACCTTCGTGGAGATCGCGGACATATCCTTGCGGAGAAGATCGAAGCCGGTTTGCATCGTCTGCCGCATCGCATCCTGGCCGGTAATCATTAAATCAGCCAGCCGGTCCATGCGACCGTTGGCGGCTTCCTGCCCCTTCTTTAGCTCGACAATATCCTTGGGCGCGCTGGCGACATCGGCAAGCGCCTTCTTGGTCTCTGCCTGAAAGGTATCGGAGATCTGCATCCGTGCGAGGCCGCGCTGATCGATGACCTGAACTTTCGCCTCAAGAGCCGCATAACGATCCCATCCCGCCAGCGCCAAGGCGAGGAGCGGGAGAAGAGTGCCGAGATTGAAATCGAAGATTATCCGGGGCTTGTTCATAGCCGTATCCTCTTTGCCTGTGCCCATTTATCCTGCGCCCGCCCTATGAAATTTCAGATGGAATGCCACGCCAGCAGCAGAAGCGCCGCCAGCGTGAAAGAGAATGTGAGGAAGCCGAGAAGGTTCGCGGCTACCCTCATTTCGATGCAGCGCCGAAGTTGGCCTTCGTATCGTCGTAGAACGCCGCGCAGCGCTCGCCACGCTCGTTTGCGCGGTCGAGGGCGCCACGCTCCCGCACAAGCACGGAACGCAGCTCGTCCCCTACCCTGACGGCGGCGTGCGGCTCTTTCTTCCGGCAGTCGTCGGGAAGCGGCGGCAGATTGATCCCAGCCGCGATGACACCCTTTGCGGATGACGCCTTTTCCAGCCGATCAGTGAGACTGCAGGAACTGAACGTCAGCAGGATCAGCAAGGCACTGGCGATTTGCAGCAGCGAGCTTCTTTTCATAGTCGGCGATCTCGATATCGGTTTGAGCGTCTTTGGCTTGCTGGGCGGCATCATCGGCCGCCTGGCGCTTGCGGGCCTCTTCGAGGGCCTGAGACGCGGCGTTGCGCTGGCGTTCCAGTTCGGCCGCTTTGGCTTCCGCTGTCGTCTTTTCGGCGAGCTCGACATATCCCGCCCGAGCGCGATGTTCTGCGGCCGGCACGGTGATGAGGCTCATGAAGACATAGACGAGGAAACCACCGACAACGGCGCCGGCGGCGAGCTTGAGGTAATCTAGTAGACCGAACATCACAGGCCACTCACGCAAAGCTCGCCTTCGCCGATACGGGAGGCGTCACCCATCTCGCGGCGTTTGGCGAGGCCGACGACCATACGGCCGCCAGCCTTATTGAAAGCCGTGGCCGCATTGCAGCTCGCGATATAGTCGGGACGCCTACCCTGGCGCGTCGCCTCGTTGACGATCTTCGCCGCGCTCGATCCACATGCCCCGCCGGTCCCTATGTTCCAAGAGAGCGAGAGCATCATGCCGCGCCAGGAAAGCGGCTGCCTGTCCCAATTGGCTACGCAGGCGACCAGCGCTGGCCGATACCGCTTTTCCATCTTCATTGCAGTTCGCTGATCACACTCAGCCGGCGTGAAAACCTGATAGGGATTTACGTCATCGGTATCCCCGTCACAGCCGGTCCAGACCGGCGGCTTGGCGATGCGATCGAGGTAGGCGACGAGCTGCCGCCCCTCCCATGGCATGGCTGTCTTGATCGCCAAGGCGACGTCGTCGTGAACCTTCGGCTGACCAGGGAAGATGGCGACATACCCCGCGACAGAAGCCGCCACGATCGAAGCAATGAGAGCCTTTGCCCGCGGCGTGGCGCGGAGCTTACTGATCGGCATTGCGATCTCCTGATATCTTGGTTTGAAGGACGAACCGGAAAACCCACGCCAGCGAGCCGCAGACGGACGCGAGGGCGAGAAGCCAGATCGGATTGAATGGAAGGTATGAGGCAAGCGCAGGCGCCAGCGCCGCCGCCAGTTCCAGCAGAGTGATGGCGAGGAAGGCCTCGATCATCCGCAGACTGAGCGAACGCTTAAGCACCCGGCCCGCATGCGGGACGAGTTTCGGTTTCATGGGATGTCCTTAGAGATGGATCGACGCGCCACCGCGAAGACATTCGCAGGAGCAATAGTGTGTTCAATAAAGAGAGCGGCTCAGCAACAATTGGAAAACTTGCGAAATATTTCACAACCTGAGCGCTTGATTCAGAGATGGGGTGCGTGCTCTATTCAGCAGAAGGCGGTCTTTGGTGCCCGCAAGCGGCAGACGGTACCGGAAGGTGCTCGCCTTTAACCTGAGTAGCGATTGCACGATGAACATCGAAACATTTATGGCAGGCGCCGAGATAACGATATCACTGTCGCCAACGGCCTCTAACCCGGTTCTGAAACAGAACCATTTGCACCCGATGGAGCATTACAAAGTTCGGATCGAAAAACCCGGAATGTCAGCGGAGGAAATTTATTCTCGACCTGTTCAAGATCGGCCCGCACAACCAAGCCGAGAAGAAATTATAGCTGCGTTCGCAAGACGATGCCTATCTGTCAGGAAGACCGATTTTCCTACCTATTTCAGGATTAAACACTTCCAGTCAGAGCAACTTGCCAGGCGCTGTTACAATCAAGATTTAGCGCTTCGCAGCAAGCTTTTCCCTGTTATCGGTCTCGATAATTGGGACAACTTTTTGGATTTTGGCTTGAAGCAATAAGCGCAATTCACGCCAATCCTGATTCATATGGGGATGGCATTCTCAATCAACTCACGGGTGCGCAGTTCTGCCATCCAACATCAATTCAAAGATGCCCGCAAATGATTGAAGCAAGACATTTAGACGAGCTTATGAGCTCGAAACCCGAGCAAGAAATTAGGATGGATGTAAAGCCCTCCACTACTCTAACACCTGATGAGATCGATGCTCTTGATCTTGATGTTAGAGGGGTTCTGGATGGGGGGGATAAATCCTCGGTTCGTGGCGATATACCGTGCTCATGGGATTATTATCGCCATTATGCACAAGCATTTAGCCGGTTTCGCGATGCTAGCATAAACGTAATCGAAATCGGCGTGGCCGGAGGATCATCTCTTAAAACTTGGGGCGGCTATTTTCGATCCGCCACATTGGTCGGAATTGATATAGATCCGGCGTGCGCAAAACTCGAAAGAGGTCCGCTCAAAGTTCGAATTGGATCACAGGATGACGAACAATTCCTGACCGACGTCGTTAAGGAGTTCCCGCCCACGATTATCATTGACGATGGCTCGCACCAAGCGCAACACATCATCAAATCTTTTGAGGTGCTATTTCCTTCATTGTTAAGCGGCGGCCTTTACGTGGTCGAGGATCTTGCGTTCCACTTCGAGGACAATGGAGCAAAGGTCGAGCCATCAACGCACGGTACCGGAGAACCTGTATTCCATTATTTTACCCGCCTATTGGCAGCAAAAGCTGCACACGTCACATCCCTTCGCGATGCAGGCGACAAATTGAACACGATCTACGCTGAGATCGACGAGATTACAGTTGCCGGAGGGATGTTGATTGTCAAAAAGCGGGCGCACAAAGATTGGTCTCTCCATGTTCCATTTTTCGAACAACAACTCAGGGTGCGAGCAGAACATGGTGTAGAGCAGTATCGCTATGCGTTGCTTCGCTACGCAGAATTCCTCATGACCTACAAAGTGAATATTCCCAGGGCTGTCGATCTCCTAAAAGAAGCACTGAGCACCGCCCCTGGCAACCGTCGTGTGATAGTTTTCCTCGTTGCTGCACTGAGGGCTAATGGGCAACCAGAGGAGGCCAAACGTATCGCCGCTGAGAATGGTTTGGCTGAGAGTGATCTCAAACTTCCAATCATCCATTGCCCGACCTATATGCGTTATCCTCATTGACAAAGCAGAGTGTGGCGAGTGATCCATCGATAACTCGCCACATGGACTTCACACAAGGCATTCCCGGGCCAAATACTCCGCAAAATTAGGCGTCTAAGAAACGGCCTCATATGTTCCGTTCATTATAAATGCCATACCATTGGCGCCGGGATAGGTTGAATCATAGTAGGTGATCAACACGTCGGTAGTGCCATTGTTCTGGTATCCCAGCAATGCCTTGCCATTAAGCGCTATTTCTCTCCCAACGTACGTGAAAATTTCGGGGCCGGTTGCTACCGGCATATTGCCAACAACAACCGCACCAGATCCGGTACCGTTCGTCGTTATGCTGCCGGCGATTTGAAAGTGAACTTGGCGACCAATTTTCTTATACTTGCCGTTGACGCTTGCCGTCGTAAGCGCGCCTGTCTGCGCTCGAATGGTGGGAGTAAAAGAAATCCATGCGGCCGCGGCATTGTCCGTCGCTGGATCCGATCGAGACCAATCGATAAACTTGACGTCGGCTGGATTGAACGCCATCAGCAGCGGGATTGTCGCGCCAACGGCAAACCTGCCGGACGCATCGCTGACACCGAACATATCGCCGTGCGCGAACGCTATGCTGTCGCTCCGTAATAGGTCCATCGACACGCGAACGGCGCCCTTTGACTTCACACGGCCCCACTGACCCGGCCGGATGTCCTCATACGCGATACCGGCAAATAGGCGGGCGGCGTCGGTGCTCGTCATGGTGCGCACGCCAGGCCGACCGGTCGTTGCCCATGCGACGGCCGTCTTGCGCAGGATCGTGGTCGCACTGGAGTTATAGACGCGCTCCTCTTCGTCTGTGAAGCGCGGCCGAAACAACTCATTGACATTGAACAGGTCAGCGACGGCCGAGCTGCCGAGCGCAGTGTTGATCGACGCAAGGATCGTGGCATTGGCAACGGCGCGATAGTCGCTATTGAAGGTGACCGTCTTTGTCGTTGCACCGTCAATCAGCACGGTCAGCGTCTTCGCTGTGGTCGAGCAGTCGCCAAGGCGCTTGCCGATCTGCGTCACCGCCTGATCCGCATTCGGCCCGATCAAGTGATCGCCCACGTCAAGGAAGCCATAGACGCCGCCGGCAAGACCGACGGCGCCGGCGATGGTCGTCGTGCCACCAAACAGCGCATCCGCTCCGGTTCCGGAAACGGTTACTGACGAACTCGTGCCAGTTGTTGCACTCGTGATCCGCAGTGCGCGAGAAAGATCATCGTCGAGGACATATGGCGCAGGTGTATTACCGTAACCCGTCACCGTCGCCAGCATCTTGTTGGCGGGCACCTTTGCCGGATCGGTCGGGATCCACGGCCATGAACCTAAAACTACCGGGCCGCCAAGGCGGTTGCCGACAAGGCGTACGACATCATTCTGAAGTGAGCCGATGTTTGCCCAATAGAATGAGGCGAAGCTAGAGCCTGGCGTCGTCGCGCGCGGATCGAGGTCGTTGCCCTCAATATCGACCGTGATCGGCGCTGCAGCCAATCCCCAATTGTGGCAGTGCAGAGCATCGAAATTGTAGCCGAGCAGTGTCGAACGTCGCAGCTCAAAGCCACCTCCATCGCTAATACCAGCGCCGATCGCACTGCAATTGCTCCAAACAGAAGAACCGCTGCCGCCGTTTGCATCCTGATAGGCCTTGGCAGTGTCGTTGCCCAAATGCTCCAGGTGGCAATCCTCAATCACCTGACGACGGCCAAAGAGTGTATTGGAGCTGTCCGCGTGGATGACGTAGCGGCAATTCTGCCCGGTCAGACGAAGATTTCTGAGAGTGATCTCGTGATGAAGATCCACTGTCGAATCGTTGGCAATGTCGGAGAGTGATGCGTTGGCAGGCAGCGCGAAGGCAAGGATAGGCCTCTGCAGGCCGACACCCGCAAATTCCAGATTGTCGATGCTCGGATAAAAGAATGGATAGTTCGATCCGCTATAGCTGCCGGCACCATCGATCGTAAAGCGTACACCGGCCGGCGAACCGGCGATGGCACTGGCAATCGTGGTGAAATCGCCGCCAGCCGGGGCGATCTTGACTGTCGCACCTTTTTCTCTCGAGCGAAGACGGGTCTTGCGGGCCGACAGCCTGGTTGACAGATTGTGGCGCAGGCGGGCAGTCGCTGCCGCACCTGTGATACCGGCTATAGGCGCATCCAGAACCTCAACGATGATATCAAGGATCTTCATGGTGTCCGTCGTCAAGGTCGTCATATCGCCACTGACGGAGCCGCCGGACTGTCTACCATTCTGAAGAGTGACGACTAGCTGCTCAATCCCTGCGATTGTCGTACCCTCGACGATATATGCCCGGACCGTGCTAGATCGTTGCTGCGAGAGAACTCGGTAATTGGTCAGAAAGTCGCCGCCCGTCGGGCGCAGAAATGCTCCGACCAGCGGCGTAATCACGCGCGCATAATCCGGCGATGTCTCAAGCAAAATCGTCACCCGGATATTTGCGCCACCCAGATAACGAGCGTCGTCATCCTGTGGATACCAGATCCAGTTGATGTAGGTGAACCCACCAGGAGTACCGGCCGGAATATACCAGCCGACAATATTGTTCGTCTCAGGGTCGCGAAGCCACGAGAGCCCGCTTGCGAGCGTGCCGATGCCCTCATATTTCTCAGCAGCAAGTGACACCCCAAAGCGAGCCTGGGCAAGACCGCGTAGGGCAAGACCAATGTTCTCCGCACCGGACGAAGCGTCCGGGGTGCTGACTACACGATAGGTGACAGAGCGCAGTGTCAACGATGCAATTGACGGTGCGGCGACTGCCGCAAGAGAGACCTGCGCAATCAAACCGATCGCCGGCTCATTGCCGATCACGGTATAGCCGACCGTCCTTGTCACCGTGCCGCCGACTTGCTTGTCTGAAACTAGTATACCACCGTTATTGCCTAGTCCGCGACCAATATCCACATAAGCCGTACTCAGCGGAGCACGATCAAAAAAACCTGCAGTCGCGTCGAAAACTGCAGTGATGTAAATGGTTCTGCCCGCCAGCGCGGCAATCTCCTTCGCATCCGAAAGCGGGTAGGTCGAAATGTTCGCTGAACGTCCATCCACATTTGCAGGGATGGTGAAGCCGATTGGATACCCCTCACTGGACAGGGTCGTCGTAACGCCAGTCACCGGAAAACTGAGATTGAGCGCCTTGCAGTCATCGAACCTTTCACCAACACTTGGCAGATCCTCAACATTTATGAGCGATCCGGATGCCTGAAGGTCATCAACGACAGCCTCAAGCCCGGTAATCTTGCTTTCCAGCAAACCACCGATTTGAGTGCGAATTAGCGGCTTGCTTGGTTTATCAGGCTCTGTTGTTGGACCATCCGAATAGATAGCATCAAAAGCAGCCTGGATTTCGCCAGCCATATTGATCTCCATACGTTTTCGCCTCGGCTGGTGGCCAAGGGTGATTGTGTGAAACTGTGAAAGAAGTCAGGCGACCGTGAATGCGCCGGTTGCGACCGGCGTTCCCTCCACGCCAGAACGGTTGAGCGATACGACCCACGCGTACTTGACGCCTGCGGTCAGGGTTATTGTCGTGCTCGAAAATGCGTTTGGAGCGCCACTTGTTGATGGATTTATTGCGCTCGCAGTTCCGAAGTTATTGCTCGTATTCCAATAGATGCGCGCACCGGCATAGTTGCCGCTGTTCGGGCCGGTCCAGTTGATCGTTGCGTTTCCGGTGCCAGGCGAAACAGAAACGTTGACTACTGCGGCGGCTGGGGTTGGATCAGCGGTGGTATGGACCTCTTCTGTCGGCGAGCGCGGGCCATATGATCCGTTTGAACCGATGTATCCGGCCTCCACATCAAGATCGACATCCACCGGCACCGCGCCAGTATTCAGCTCGATATAGCCGCCGGAAAGATTCCAATCTGGGAACTGCTGTTCGACCCATGCGCCTGGAACGCCACCGCCAGCATCAGTCAGGCGATAGAAAACGACGGGCGTCCAGCTATCCGAGCCCGGATCGAGCAGAACGACACGGAGATAAACGGAACCGCCGTTGGCAACAGCCTGCACGGTATTGATGACACCGGGAGAGATTTCGGCAGTGCCGAGTGTGTTGGGGACTGGCGGCTGCATGCCCTCGTCCGTCGCCGGGTTCCAATCATCGATATCGTCGGGGTGCTGGATGATCTCCATTGTATAGCCGCCACGCGTGATCGCGATCGTCGATCGGCGATTTTCGAAGAGCTTCCCGTCGAGGCGCGGCAGGCGAACGGGAGAGGATAACCTGACCCATCGGCTATACATCGCGTTCATCCCAGAAAGGCGAACATCGATCGTCCCTTTGACCTTCTGCCTAAGACGACGCCAGTCGCGTATCCCGAGCCGCCGCGCTTGGCGCCATTGCTGGCAGGCGCGATAGTCTCCAGTTTGGGAAAGGACGCGGCCAGCCTCTATCTGAGCTGCCGCATCTTCGAAATAATCAGTATCGCAGGACGAATAGCCGGTATCAGGATAGGTGAACTTTGGCACCAGCCGATTGCACTCATCCTCGAAGAGCACATCATATTGGATCTGATGGCCGATCAAGTCGGCATCTGTCAGCGTCTCGACCCGGCTCTCTCGAAATTTGCCAACGGTGAACAGCAACGCGCCGTCGCCACGCTCGCATGTCCAGCCATCGCACGAGGCAAGGATTGCATTGGTGCCGACCTTGGGACCATTTTCCGTCGTGTCCCAGATATTGCACTCATACCGCTTTTCAGTGCCTCCTGAGGCACGCGGAACGTCCTCATCACAGACATTCGCCTCTTCGATCCACATGTCGAGGACAGGCAGGATGGCTTTGCGGTAATCGCGATGATTGCCGAACTCGTTGAAACATTCGTGCCAGCAAAGCGCCAAGGCGCTGTTGCGGGTCCAGACCCATGCGGACGGGTTCGATGGATCGGAACTGATGCGGAAGTCCCAACAATAGGCGCCATCGACTTCAGCGGATACCTGAGGCGCGCCATAAGGAAAGCGCTTATTCTGGTTTTTTGCCGCCGTAGATTCGGCAATCATTGCGATCGAAGCTTGCCCGTCGCCGCGATGATTGTTGGTCCAAACACCTGATGCCGCCAACTTGTCGACCAAAGGCGCATAGGCGGTTTCAGTTGGAAGCCCCGTCCGGGTCAGCAACCGAACATTATTTCCATACCGCCCATTGTCGTCATTGGTCGTATAGCCGTTGGCGTCGAGAAATACCTCGTCATCGTGAAGCCAGTAGCGGTTGATCGATTTCACCTGATGGCCGACCAGCGCTTGGACGGCATAAAGGTAATCGCCGCTGGCCTCCCAAAGCATGTACGCGCCTGCAAGCCGGTTCCGTCCAATAGACCAGACGCGGAACGGCGTGCTCTGTGTCTTCGGGACGCGTCCGCTTTCCGGATCTGGGGGCTTCGGCGCCATGAGCGCCTGAATGCCGACGGCAAGCGCCGTCGTGGCGAGAGCCGACGCGATCGAGGCGAACGTGATCGTTTGCGCTCCGATCGTGATCCCAGCGGTACCAAAGACGGCGGTAAAGAGCGGCGTGAAGATCGGATCGTAGACCGGAGGCGCTCGCACGAGCGATGAGCTTGAATAAAGTGAATATTCCCAGCCGCGCCGGAGAGCCTCTTCCGACGACACATTTTCATAGAGGATGCGCAGGCTCATTGAGGCACTTCCCAGGCTGCGATCCATTCCGCAGGCTTGCCCACAACCCCAGCTGGGCCAAGGCATGCCCAAAGCGGACCGAACTTGATGGCGCCGATATCCTTGAAGTCGCCATCAAGGCTCGTGGGTGCTCGGATGATTCCGATGTCGCCATTGCGGGGGTCGCTGGTGCGCCGAATACCGGCACGAGCAGCAACGCTATCGACGAGCGCAATGATCCCGCCGTGCGACATTATAAGGGCCTTTGCCTCCTGTTCGGTCGAATAGGTGCCGCGGAACTCTTCGACGGGATCAACGCCGGTCACATGCGCTACCCACGACGCGCAGAACATCAGGCAATCGTCACCGCCCTGCCCGCCCCAGCGAAACCGGTGCGGGCCTTCAAGCCAATCTCGCAATTTCATGGATGCCTCAGTAGTTCGGCCAAACCGGAGCGATGCCGCGCGCTAGGCGCTGGACCTGCTTACAAAAATCGTCTGTCGGCGATCGGGCTTTCTGCTGCGCGTCGGACCAAAGCGTCAATGCTGCGCGTGATCGCGTGTTGCTACCAGCGACCACGGAAAGTGTCAGGGTGACACTGGTATCGCCATTTTCCGACGATTGGCCGACCTCGGAGGGATGGGACGCCGTGCCGTTCCAGATCGGAATGATTGGCCCCATCGGTTGATAACAATCATCCAGCACCATAAGCCCGAGTTGCACCGCGGCACCGCGAACCGCCGGTATGCTGTCTAAGGTCTTCGCTGCCATGCCAGGCGTAAGACCGGAGAGTGTGAAATCGACGTTATCCGCGGTGCCGTTGATCAGCATTTCGAGAGTCGGGACGCCAATCAGATAGCCGCCGCCGATGTAGACCGTTCCCTCGGGATCGATGCTATCGAAACGAGCGGTCTTATCTTCGACGCCAAACCAGACGTGCAAGCCGGGATCTGTATCGATGCGCAGGAAGATGCCCAGCGCATGGCTTTGCCTCATCGCCGCAATGATGTTGTCCGGTATCCAACCCATTAGAAGGCCTCGGTAAACTGCAGCGTAGGCCGGGACTGGTACCAAGCCTCATAGTCCCATGGGAGTGAGAAACCCTTGGGAAATTTCATCACACACATCGGACGGGCGAGCTCGACCCGCGTCCCTACCGTGATCGCTTCCCTGAGCGCAGGCCCGATTGCCAGAGTATAAATCGGATTTGCATCGCTGCTGACCGATTGGACCTCCCAGTAGCGATAGGCTCTCCATCCCTTGGTAGGATGATAGATCGAGAACCAGTCGGACCAGCGCAGCGGCCGCGCAGCACCGAAAACCTGCATCTGGATCACGCCGGCGCCTACCACGGCGTTCGCGGTCACTACGGCATAGACAGATGCCTGCGAATAGCCTGATGTATCCGAAAACAGCGAGCCATCGGAATGCGGGATATGGTCGATGATCGGCCGGCGCTTGCCGTTGATCACCGGAAACGGCCCGATACCATCATTGATGATCGGGACATTGAAGAACCGAAAGCCTCCATTTCCTCGCGCTCCGAGCCAGTTGATGACCTCGTGCCGTTCGGTGTCGTCACCTTGTAGAACGCAGCGCTCGTATGTCGCTGTTACCCGGCCGCCGCCGCCAATCTCAATCGAGATGGATTCGCCGGTCGAGTTCGTTCCGCCATCGATCGATGAACCGACGACATCAAAGCTCGCCCTCGTCGGCCGCAGATACAGAATGGGGACGGTGGGCTGGTTGATAAAGCTGCCCATCGTTACCCCTTCTGATTTCCGTATCGAGCCTGCAGAACGCCAAAGCCGCCCCGGCGCTGCTGAGTGTTGTATTCGCTGAGAGCCGCACCGACGCCTTGCTGAACGAGCGAGCGGACATGCTCATCGCCGTTGGCGCCCTCGACATTCACCATGAGCGTCTGGTTTTGGCGTGGCTGGTTGGCGTTCGCAGCAAGTGCCGACATCAATTTATGGCTGCTGGTGACCTGAGATCCTTGCGGCAGGTCCAGAAGCTCCGGGCCGTTTTCGCCCACGATAGCAGGGCCGCCGGGGGCGTAGTTCGTGCCGGTGGCGAAGCCCTTGAAGGGCACCATGTTCGATCCGATGTCAAACCCAGCCATAGATGCGGCAGGCTTGAACAAATTGCCGAGCCATTCGAACAGGCCGCCACCGCCGCCTGACGCGGCGCTCGCTGCGCTGCTTCCGAGCGAAGTGCCAAGCTGCCCGAGGCCATTGCCAAGCGTTCCGAGACCCTGAGCAGCTTGGTTGGTTGTACTCCCGAACCTGTTCAATGCGTCGTTCGCCGCATTCAGCCGGCCCGAGAAATTGTCGGCACCCTCCGGATTGCCCCAAGAAAAGCCGCGCGGACGTTCGAAGCCAGCAAACGCGGCAGTCGCGCCACGAACGTCGGTCGACTTCATCAATGCCTGGAAGGCCCTATTCTCTGGTCCCTGCAGTTCCGACCAAGCATGCTCTAGCTGACCCGTTGCACCACTGGCGAGAAGGCTGCTTCCGCCGCCGCGAGCGGCATGGTTCTGGAACAAGCCGAAAGCCTTTCCAGCATCACCGACCGCATTCGGATTGAAGCCGCTTTCAGCACTAATATTTCCCAGAACGCCCGCAATCTGATGCGGTTGCAGTCCCTTTGAGGCGAAGAAGTTCCAAGCCTGCGCTGCTACACCAGTTTGTGTCGTCGGAGCCGCGACTGCCGCAGCGCCGGAGGTACCACCGCCAAGTATTTTTGCCCCAATAGCTTCAATGCCGTTTGCCGCGCTCGCTTGCGTTCCGCCCGATCCTTTCGAGCCGGTAAGCCAATCAGCGAACACATTTCCAAGGCTGTCGAACAGCTTGCTCCATAGCTTCTGAGCCTCATTTTCAATGGAGGTCTGGAAGCCTTTGAGGAAGGCCTTACCGAGGTTATGGCTGCCGGAGATCAGCTCATTACTGAAAGCGGAGCCGAACTGCTTTGCGGTATTCTTGGCATCCTGCCAATCGAGCTGCGAGCCGATGGCACGGCCATTCGCGTCGTTCGGGTTCTCTGGCAGGCCATATTGCCGCTGCGTCTGCACGATCTGGCGATCTCGATCCGAAAGGCGGGCATCGGCTTTGGACCGCCCGAACTCGAAATCAAAGGTTGCCTGATTGCGCATTGCGACATAGCGGCCATATTCAGCCGCGACCGCCTGGATGTTCTTCAGTTCCTCGCCGTAAACCTCGTTGATCCGGCCCTCGGCCTCGATGCCGTTCTTGATAGCCTCCTGACGGATCTGTGATGTCAGCTCGTATTGCTTCTGTAGGGCTGCCTGTTCGGCACCTGTCTTGCCGATGAGGTCGATTTCCTGCTGCTGATCGGCAAGGGCCGATTGCATGGAAAGCGAACGGTTGAATGCCGCATCTCGAAGCTCACGAGCCTGCCGGTTCCTTTCTGCTTCGACCGCACGCGCGGCTCGCGCATCGGCGCCGCCGCCTTCATCCGCGTTCGCCGGACGCTGTGCCCTAGACACACGTTCGGCAGCCGCCAGCCGTTCGGAAAAGGTTCTCGCGTCCTGCTGCTGTTGATCTGCGCTGAACTGCTCATTGAGACGGCGTAGATCAACGGCACGACGGGCAACATAGGCCTGCAGATTGTCGCGGTCGCGCAAGCCGGGCCGGGTATCTTCTCGATCGATCGCCTGCAGCGTGCGGCGCAGCGTTTCGGCCTGCTGGGCAAGCTTGACGATATCGCCGCCCTTCGAAATCAGCTCGTCGGCGAGCTTGGAGATGCCCTTCTCTTCGCCGATCCGATGAACCTGATCTGCAAACGCTGCAAGACCATCGACGCCCTGAACCTTCAAGACGTTGATGGCATCCTGAAACGGCTTGAACTTGCCGGTAACGGAGAACGCAGCATCGGCCAAGGATTCGACCGCATCAGCCGCGCCGCGCAATCCCTGAGGATCGCTCGACGTCTTCACCAGATTGGCATAGAGATCCTCGACCTGCCTATTGAACTCGTCGAGCGGCGTCGTGCCGGTTTTGACGGTGTTCAGGAGAGCCTGAACCGGTCCGGAAAACTGCTTCAGGCTCCCTGAAAGGTTCTGCAGGCTCTTGACGTTCTCCATGCTATTGGCGCTGAACGCATAGCCCGTCAGGGACGTGTCGTTGGTAGCGCCGAGAAAGCCGCCCAACTGCTGCCGCAGCGTCGCATTGAGCGCGATCTGCTGCGTCCGCGCATCGGAAAGCACGAAGGAATTGCCGCCGACACTGGTAACGCTCGCCGATACCTTTGCGAGGTCGCCATACTTGTCCTTCAAAAGGTCGAGCGTTGCGGCGGTGTCCTTCATCGCGTCGTCGAGCGACTTTGCCTTGTTCGCGCCGTTGATGAAGAACTGAATTGCAGTAGCAGAAAGGCCGGTCAAAGCGATCGCCGCGAGCGAGATCGGGTTGAGCAGATTTCCGAAAGCCCCAGCCAAAGCCGCGCCGGTTTGCTTTAAAGTCAGCCCCTGCACAGCGCCGGCGATCTGCGTTCCCTGCTGCAGGGCGATCATTTTCGGGCTCATGCCGCCGAATGCTGTGGTGATGACGTCTTGCGCCTGAAAGGCGATGTCGCGGCCAATGAACCGCCGATTGCCCTCGGACAGCTCGTTGTTATTTGCCGCAGACTGAGCGGCGCGCTTGTTCGCGGCAGCAAGCTTTTCAACGGCTTGGGTCTGGCGAGTGATAGCGGCTGTTGCCAAGGCCGAAGCATTGCTTCCCTTCGACTGTGCTGCCTGAACGCTATTGGTGCTATCGGCAAGCATACGGTTTGCTGCAGCGGCGCTCTGGGCTCCCTTTGCCATTGCTGCGAGGCGCTGATCGATTGAATTCGCCACGGCTTCGAGACGCGAAATCCCCGCGATGACCCGCTCAAGCGCTGGCGAAACATCAGTGAAGCCGCGGCTTGCCTTGGTGGCGGCGAGGCTGACCTTATTGGCCGCCTGTTCTGCCTTGCCTGCAGATGCAGTAAGCCTGTCGAGATCGGAAGCAGCGCCGGCAGCCTGTGAGCTGTCGATCGCAAAGCCAAGCCTCGCCTCGGTCATCCTATTTCCTCTTGCTTTTCATGGGGAACAGCGCGTCGAACAATCGCGCTGTCAGTGGCCGTTCCGAAACCTTGGGCTTGTCCTCGGTTTCGGCTTCCGTCTTCTCGTAGAGCAGCTTCAGCCGCTGCCCATCCATTGAGATCAGCGCGTCGAGGTGCCAGGACAGCAGCGATATGCGCCGCAGCCTGGCCCATGCGTCGATGTCTGAATAGGAAAGCGGGTTAAGCCCGTACCCGTTGGAGGCACGGGCTCGGTCCAGTTCCCTGAACCATGCCCATATATGCGCCCCGGCAGCCGGGACGCGGACTTTCTTGCCTTGGTGCTGATCGCGGATGCAGCGGCAGAGCCGAACGATCAGCCTTGCATAAAAGACGTGCGGCGCTTGGCCTTGAACTCAAGCTGATCGCGGACGAAGCGATATTTTGTCAGCAGCAGCTTCACATTCGCTTCGTTGAAAGCCAGCGGCACGCCGTCAACGATAGGATCCTTCGGCCCCCAAGATATAGAGGCCTTGGCGAGGATTGCGATCATCCGCTTATCGGCAGCGTCAGGCGGCTCATCACCGAGATCGTCCCGCTTAGCGGCCTCTGCGGCGAATTCCGACGCTACCTCGATCATCGCCTTCTGCATTCTGTCGCTGTCGGGTCCGCAGACCACGATCTGCAAGCCGATTGGCTTATTGTTGGGCGCCACGATATCAACTGATATTCCGTCTTCCTGGGCCTTGAGGAACGCGTCGAAAACGCCGAAATCAGCGCCTTGTGCTTCCTGCACCTCTTTGACCTTCTCAGCCATGAAAGCTCCTCTTACGGGCCGGCCGTCGGAGCGACGGTGACGACGTTGGAATTGACTTCGATGTTGCCCTGGAGGAGGCGCCCGGTGTTGGCGCCGCCGCCCTGCTCGTTCGCAGACATGACGATCCCGTAGAAATACTTGATCGTCGGCGTCGGGGCGGTGCCGGCCGGCGCGTCATCGAACTCGATCTTGAAGGGATAGTTGTGCTCGGTCGCTTCGGCGGCGATGAGGGCGATCTGGCCCGGATCGGTCGGCAGAATGATGAAGTTGTTCTGCATCGAACCGGCGTTGCGGGTGCCCTTCGCCTTCAGGTCGCGTTTTGCGGAAATGACGGCTTCGGTGATCAGCGTTGCGGTATCGCCAACCGAACCCATTGTCTGCCAGCCCTTGATTTCGGTCCAAGTGATGGAAGCGAAATCGGAGGCGTCGACATCATCGTCCGGGACAGTGCCAGCCGGCCCGATATAAATCTTCGCGCCTGCAACAGGATAAAGTTGCATGAGAGTTTCCTTTCAAGTGTCTGATTGCGCTTGCCGAAGGCGCGGAAGGACGGCAGGCCAATCAGGCCGGAGCTTGCGGATAGCACGTCCACCGTATGGTGACCGGGATCGTCTGATGCGTGTCGCCGGTCACGACGACGCCAACCTCGGGCGCCTCATCGATGCGGACTTGCGTGTCGGTGCGCAGAAGCTTCGTCCCGCGCTTGAAGAACGCGGCGATGCTGCCGGCGAGATCGACGCCATCGACAAGTGCCGTACCTTTCGGCCACATAACATTGCAGCGCATGAAGCCCTGGCGGATCGGATCGAGCACGAGCGAGAGATCTGTCTCGATCGAGCGGTTGAAGTGGACCTCGACGCTGATGAACTTCGTGGTAGCCGTCGGCGTGAATGTCACGCCCGGAAGCACGACGTTTGCCGCCTGCGTCATGCCCGTTGGCAATGGCAGCGCCTGCACCTTCAAGAGCAACGCCTGATAGATTTTCTTTTCAATGCTGTCGGCCATCTGATAACCCTTGGCGCATGGCCGATGAACCGCTGACCGATCGCGAGATATATGCCCTGCTCGACCAGGCTCACGGCCTATTCAAGCGCGAGAAAGGCGCGACCGAAGGCGGCCAGGCGGTGATTGACCTCTTCCTGCGCAACACGGACCTGATCCAGCGCGCGATGCTAATTATGCTGGCTGAGAACCGCCCTCGAAGCGACCGCGAACCGTAGTTTCGGCTTCGGCCACGATCTGCGGCCAGCGCTGCGCCACGGCATCAACAAAACCAAACCCAGCCTGATTGTATGACCGGCCTAAGCTATCCTGGCCCACGAACCCATAATTCATGCGGGCCGCGTAAGCCGCCTGAAACCCGAGATAGATAGTGCCGCCCAACTGAGCGCCGGCAATCACCAGTTCAACCGGATTGTCCGTGAACTCCTGCTTGCCTTCGATAATCGTAGGCATCGCGGACGTTGACGCCATCAGCGAGCGACGAAGATTGCCAGTCTTCACGGGCATCCGGCCGCCGGCGGCGACTGGCGTTCTCACCTCATTGGCGACGGTCTGAGCTGCGGTCTGATAGACTGCTTCCGCGCGCTCCATTTCCGCCGATGCCCAAGCACTGACCTGAGCAGCGAAAGATTGGCCCTCGTTTGCCATCAGCGTCCTCGCGAGCGGGCATAAGCCTCGGCGAAGTTGAAACTGTATTCGCAGTCGCACCGGCAAGCGACAATCTCGTTTGCACCAGCTCCGAGCGAGGTATCACCGGGATAGCGCATGAGAGCGCCCGACGGCGAATGGAATGGCAAGTCCAGTCCCTTGACCTCCTGGCCGTTGAGAATCTGATGCGTATGCCGCACCCGGTTATCACCGGCCGATCGCCACTTCCGGGTGATCAGGCTTTCATCCCGATTGGCCTTTGCCGTTGCCTGGCGGAAGCTCTCATGCTTCGCTGCCATGACAGATGTCAGCGTCTCGGTTCGGGCAATCATCTCACCACGAAGGCGAAGATTATTATCCCGAAGGCGCATCAACACCTTGTCGAGCGTTGCCTTGTCCAAAGGTTTTTCGGCAGCGATGGCCTTCTTCACGGCGCCATCGAGGCGTTTGTCGCGCGTCTGCAATCCGAGATATTTCGCCATCAAGGCCGGATCGCCCGAGGCGAGATTGGTCCGCGTCCGCTCGATCAGCTCCGCTTGCGGGGCATTGAGGCCGATGACGCCGCCTTCTCGCTTGCCGGTGACGGCATTCTTCCGGCCGACCAGATCGAGAGCAATCGTGTTTGGCCCCTGCCCGCGCGAATATCCCTCGACGATGGTCTGACGAGCCGCCTCGATCGTGCCTTCCGAAACATTCGTGATCATCGTAGATGACAGATCACGGATATTCGCTTCGGCGCCTTGGTTGCGGACGTCCCATCGAAACACGACACGCGAGCCTTGAGGTGTGAACAGTTGTGGGAACGTGCTAGAAACCAGCGAGCCGCCGCTATTGTAAGCCGTGCGGACCGCTTCAGCGAGCGGCTGAAATGCCGCCGGTTCGATATGCAAGGCCTCAAGCGCGCCTTGGATATCGTGGCGCTCCAAGCGGTCGACCAGCTCGCGAAGGATGATCTCATCCTTGAGATTGGCTATCGCCGCATGGAAGGCCTTCTCCATGTCCGGCGACAGCTTTTCGATCAGGTCGTCAAGCTGTTGGCGAAGAGTTGGCATCAGGCCTTCCGGCTCCCATAGCTGGAACGATGGGCCGAGCCTCCGAAACTTGTACTGAAGCCCCCACGGCGCTGCTGATCGCTGTATTCCGCTAGCGCCTGCGCGACGGCTTGGCGGATGAACTGGCGGACGTGGGCGTCACCTTCGGCACCCTGAATAGAAACCGAGAGAGATTTCGGAGGCTCAAGCAGAGCCTCGCCTTGTATGAGCGGCATGGCTCTCGCCAGAGATATGGCCGTCGCCCTTGCTTGTTCACCTTTGAGCAGCGTTGGCGCGGCAACTGCGCCGCCAGCTGCGAAGCCGAAAAGGCCTCGACGTGTCAGCATAGGCTTTCTCCTAGTAGCGCGGGTAAACGACTGAGGGCGTCGGCTCGTCCGATGCCACATGCTTGGCGATATCATCGGCAATCTTGATGCCGTAGAGATCGATGAGAAATGCCATGATCCGCATGGGATCGGCGTTCTGCACCTTGTAGAACTTCTTCGGTTCGACGGCGCTCATACTATTCTCCCCTGCACAATGAATACGACATTCGTCACGCCGTCATAGTTATTCGGATCGGCATCGACGACGTGATAGTCCACGTCACCGGCCGAAACGATGTCGCCGACTTGAGGTACGACGGCGAGCCCGACCGACGAGATATAGATCTGCCGGTCATTGGCGAGTATCGTGGTACCGTCGACATAGCGCTGTTCGTAGCTCATCGGCACGAGCTTGGCCGCGTACGGCGTCACGGTACCGTCGCCGCCTAAGATCGGGTCTGGAGGCGTCACGCGCTTGACGACGCCATTCTGCCCATACTTCTCGATCAGGCGCTTGGCCGTCGCCTGCAGGCGGGTGTAGAGAGCGTTTGCCATCAGACAGCCAATATCCCCGGCAGGCATGGGCGCAGGTAGAGCCACAGCAGCGTTTCGATGGCGGTGACGACCGGCGTTGCCAAAGCCACGAGATCAGCCGGGGTCGCGCTGGACGATGCCTGCTGATATTCAACCTCCAACTGCCCGACCTTCTCGCGCTTGACGTTCTCCGAGGCGGTGACGACGGGCGACAGGCTGCCGGGGTTTGTCAGCTCAAGAAAGGCTGCTTCGTACGAGGCGTTGATGATCGCCACCGGAATGACATCCGAAGGGATCGCATCACCGTAGTAGGTAACGGCGCCGGTGCGCGGCCATGCTCGTTCCTGTGCGTATCCACCGGTGCGGGTACCGCTGAACCGCATCTCATACCGATCGATCACGAGAGCGCCGCGCTGGCGTGCTGCGGCAATCTGGTCATCGGTCGTATCATCGGGGATGACATAGCCAGCGCCGGCCGCATAGTCGCGGAAGCCTTGATTATCGCCGTATCCAGCCATGTCATTCTCCGGTGGGTTGGTGCCCGGCAGTCGCCCGCCGGGCAATTATTTACTTGTCCGCCGCCTTTGCAGGCTTCGCCTCTTCCACTTCCAGAAAGGGAAGAGCCTTGGCCCGCTTCAGGCCGTCATCCGAAAGATCGACATCCTTCGTTTCGCCAGGCGCGATGTAGACGGTACCGCTCTTTGCCCACACACCTTGCGGGGCTTTGCTGGTGTTGGTGACCTTCATGGGCCAATCCCTCCGTTACGGTGCCGGGGTGATTTCGTCGCCGTAGGCCATCGCGCCGGGGAGACGAACTTCGGTACCGCCCGTACGGGCGATGATGCCGGTCTCGAAGCCCATGATGGACTTCTGGCGCGGCTGCAGCACGCGGCGGGGCATCGGCAGGTGGAAACGCAGTACTTCCGGATCACGCCGATAGACGACCATACGGCCGCCGCCATCCTGCGATGCGGTTGCAAGCTCGCGCAGCGGCTGGATATCGAGCGGCTGGCCTGTTTCTGCCGTGTAGATATTGTTCTTCCGCAGATATTCCAGCACGGTCAAGGTGCCGTCGCCTGCACCCATGCGGGCCGTGGCGATCATACGGAAGGCAGCAGGCGGCAGGCGCAAGCTATCAGCCCACTCCACTTCCAGCGTATTGGTGCGCACGCTAGAAAGCAGATCGTTGACGTCGCGGAGGATCTGATCCGGCGTCTTAGCCGACCAGAACGTGACGTTGCCGGTACCATCGGCCGCTACGTCGCCGCGGGAGACGCCCGGGGCGTTGACGAAGCCGGTCCAGTTCTTCTCCGTAGAGCCGATCATGGCAATGGAGTTGAGCAGGCGCTCGACCTTGTCGGCGGCAGAAAGAGCCTTGGTGCCATTCAGGTCGATGCCGTAGAGCGCCGCCTGATTGACCTCTTCCAGGTTCCATTCCCAGCCGGAGCCGATCATGGCGAAGTCATGGCTTGCCATGTCCTTCGTTGCTTGATTGAACGGCATGTCGGTACCGGCGCCGGAGAGGAACTTCGCCTCGCCCGCGGTATCGACGGTGAAGAACGTGGTGCCGATCGCCCATTCGTTTCCTTCCGTCACGACGGGCACGTGAGCGCCGTAGTTGAAGGTCGGATAACGCCGCTGGTAGATGCGGGTTTCGATGTTGCGGCCCTGCGCGATCACGAAGGGCATCGCAGCCTGAGCATCGGCAAAATGCTGGCGCACGATCTGGTTCATTGTCTGGTGTCCTTTCGTGTTCGGTTACGCGGCAGGCGTGAGCGGGCGGAGGCCGACGGAGATTTCAACGATGTCACCGTTCGCGCCGGTGGATTCGAAGAAGGTATCCGGCAGGGGGCCGATGATGTTGGTTCCCGCCGCGCCGACGTAACGGCCCGTCGAGGTGTTGTAGTAGACGTCGCCACCATCTGCGACTGCACCGCCGGCCGTGACATACATCGTGCCCATGGTCATGAAGGCGCCGGTGAAGTACTGCGGATAGGCATCCGGATTGGTCGCGCTCGGCGGGACGGCCGGGTTGAGAACCGCGATGCCGAGGAACTTGCCCGTCGACATCGCGACAACGCCGTGATCGCCGGCGCCGCGCTGGACGGGGACGCCGAACTTGATCCCGGCCGCATCCTCGACGGTGCGGCTGATCTTGTTGCACTTCTCCTCCGAGGAGATCTGACCGTGCAGACCCTTGGCAGGAGCGTTCGTGTAAGTGGTCTGGTAGGTTGCCATGGTAGGCGTCTCCTTAGTTGGCCTTGCCTGCCTTCATGTCCGCAACCATCTGCTGGTAGGCTTCGGTTGCGGCCTTGTCGGCGTCGGCGGTGGGCTGGATGCCATCGGCAAGAGCCTTGGCGAGCGGATCGGTGCCGGCCGTCTTCTTCGCGTCCTCGACGAGGAGATCGAAGCGGGCATCGATGTAGGCGGCGGTTTTGCCGGCGATGGCTGCATCACCGACCTTGGCAACCACCACTGCCTTGCGGATATCGGCATCCGACAGGCCTTCGGTCTTCACGTCCTTGGCGATTGCCTTGGCGACGTTGACCAGATCGGCGCGAGCCTGGACGCGCTTGTCGAGATCGGCGTCCGACAGAACCTTCTTGTTCAGGTCGTCGATCTGAGCATCCTTCTTCGCCAGTTCGGCATCCTTGGCCGCAATGGCAGTCTGATGCGCGGTTTCGGCATCGGTGATCTTCTTGTTGGCATCGGCAAGCCGCGTCTGCAGCGTGGCGATGACCGTGGCGCCCTGGTCGGTCACCTCGACCGGGATTCCATCGACGGTTACCGTCTTCAGGGTCATGTCCTTCTCCTTTTCGGGACGATGGTCAGTTACGATCGGGGCGATGCCCCATGCTGCCGCACCATCTCCGATGCGGACTTTCGAACCCGCTCGGCCACGCTGCACAACGGCAACGTGGTTGATGCGGATGTTGCGCTGAACGGCGTCGTAGGCCTCGCCTGCGAGCGTTTTTCCTGCCGTGAAATCGAGATCGCAGGTATAGCCGGCAGACAGCTCTTGCTTTCCGGCCTCGATATCCTTGATGGTCGATTCATCGCTGACCATGAGGGGGACGCGGATATAGATGTCCTCGCCCGCAACCTCGTCGCCTGTCTGCCCAACGGCGTACTTCTTCCAGTTGTCGGAGGTGACCATCTCGGGTGGATGATCATTCGTCACCGGCCGGTGCGCGGCGCTCTTCATCGTATCCTCGGCGAAGACCTCGGAGCCGGGGCGGAGGACGCGAACAGTGCTCATTTCCGGCTTGCCGACTTCGGAGCCGAGATAGGTCTGAATGCCAGTGCGGGCGATGCGAGCATCGGCAACGAGGTAGCCGTCATCGCGCCGGCGCGTTCCCGCGACGGTTACAGCGTCGGTGAAGTTCATAGTTGCACCTGCTTTGATTGGCTAATAGATTTTGGGAAGTAAACAGAAGGGGGAAAAGATGACCGCGACTTTCCGCATCGAAACAGTATTTGACGACAAAACAGGCCTCTATTTTGCCGAGGTTTATTCGCCAGGCGACGCTAAGGAGCCATTTGAAAAAACGAAACCGATTTATGCAAGCCACGAGAGCGCGGAGAGAGAGGTTCTGGAGATGTTTCGCAAGACCTTCAAGGGTCAGCCTATGAAGGTCAGAAAATAAGCTACTCCTGGCTCATTGTTGCGTTCCAATCGGATCTCACTTCTGCAAAGATCTCCGGCCCTAGCTCGATGACGCCACGGTAGGGCTCGACCTTCTCGATATCGACTTCGCCAGGCTGATACGTGAACGTGATGTGCGGGCTGTAATTCGGATATGTCGGCTCGGCACCGATCCGCTTCAGCTCCTCATGCCTCCATTGCAGCGCAGCGGAGGAGAACTCGATCACGATCGCGCCCTGCCCGAACTGCGAGACGACACGCGGGCCACCGGGCGGGATTGTCAGCGTGCCTTCGTCGTTCCAAGCATCCTGTCCAGCCGCCATCCAATCGACGGCCGTGGGAGAATACATGACCGTGACATGCAGATTGTCGGCGGGCAGCGTGGTAGCGAAGCCCTGGCCCTTTGCCCATGCGATGATATCGGCGGCGTTGAGCACGTTGCGGGACACATAGAGCGACTTTGGCTCGGCGTCTTGCTGCTGCTGGCGCGGCTGCCCGTTCTGCTGTTGCTGGTTGCCCTGCTGCGCTGCTGCGGCGGCTGCAATCTCTTCCTCGCTCGGCTGGTTCTCGGCAAGCGTGCCATATTCCTCAATGGCGGCTTCAAGGCCTGGCAATGAGCCATCCTCGACGAGGGCGTTGACCAGAGCGTCGGAAAGGGCCTCGCGCGGAATGATCTCCTGCCCGCTTGCGGTACCGACGAGCTGCCGAGCCGCATCGGCCTTGGTCTTGAAGATGTCGGCCTTGTCCTTCTCGCTCATTTGTTCGAGCGGCGCCCACGAATAATAGATGCTCTCGTCTCGCGAACCGGTGGCCGATCGGATGATGCATTCGTCCAGGCGGCTCATGGCAGGCGTGTAATCGAGCTCCTGCATGGACTGGATGCGATCGTGGTAATTTTTCATGTCGCTCTCGCCTGTGGCGTTCATGCCGGCCGGGGACTGACCGAGAAGGCGCGTCACCGGGATATCGGCGGCACCAGAGACGATCTGCATGAAGCCCATGAGGATGTCGGTCAGGCCGGTGAGCGAAGCGGTCTTGCTCTGATAGTCTTCCTCAGCATCGAGGATCAGGGTGCCGTTGATGCCCTTCACGGTGTTTGCCAGTTGATACCGGCGCAGCACTGCATCCTCATAGGCTTGGTTGCCGATGCTATCCGAGAAGTTCGGTACCTTGATGATGTCAATCTTCGCCTCGAAGATCAGCGACGCGATGTTGCCGGCCGTAGCATCCGCATTCTTGATGGCGTCGAGCGTGGCCGTCAGAACGCTCTCGCCCCAGCCTTGGGCAATGGCGGCGTCGAGATCCTGATCTGGGGCCATGGCACCGCTGAAGATGACCAGCCGTGACGGATGGACATTGATCTGCGTCCCGCTGGCCGTGCTGACCATATAGACCTTCGGCTTGCCGTACCACTCCGACGAGACATCACGATCGATCTCGCCCGCCGCCAAATGGCGTCGGGTGATGACCGTGAGGTATTGAAGCCCCTCCTTGCCGACGCGCTCCGGCTCCAACGGCAGCGACGGGTCAGCATCGCCGGTACCGATCAGAAGCGCCGCGCCGCCCCAGAGACGGGCCTTTTTGGATGCCTCAAGCACCTTCCCCTTGACGTTGAGCCGCTTCTCTTCCGCCTCGATGGCTTCGATCTGCTTGTCATCGGCCTGCCAGTTCCGCCACTTGCGACAGCTATCCAGCGCCGGGATATCGACGATCTTCCGAGGCAGCCAAGAGCCGCGATAGGCCGCCACGATCTGCTCATCGGTCAGGATCGGATGGGTATAGAATGTGGTTGCTGCCTTATCCCGGCTGGTGCCCATACGGGAAACCAAGCTCGTCAGGCTGTCGCGCATGAGCGTGATGACGTTTCCCATAAGACCTCAAACGTTCGCAAGCGTGAAGGTGCTTGCACTCAGGAGCGCATTGAAGGCGCGGCTCGTGCTGTCTGCGTCGTCATCGTGTGTCGCTTCGGGGAAGCTTTCGAGCGATGAAAACCAGTCCTCATTCCATGGTCCACGCAAGACCAGAACATTTCCCGCTTCGGCTTGAGCCGAGAACGGCGAGAAGCGCGTGATCTTGTCCCCGGATTCCGGTGTTGCCCTGACATTGAATCCAACGAGCAGCTTCGTCAGGTTCGTTACCTGCGATTTACCAGCCTGCCCTGGATCTTGCGGCAGGGAGATTTGCACCTCTTTGCCATCGGCATCCGCGGTATTCTTGAGCAGGCGCTCGACACCGGACGGTGACAAGCGGTCCCTGACGTGATGCGCAACGATAAAACGGCCGTCAGGCAGCTTTCCGATCTTCGTTCCTGCCGTCCAGTCCGGATCGTTGCTCTCGGTCTTTGGCGTGGCGCCGAAGTCCCAGCCGCGCATCCATCGCGCGCCGGCCGGGATTGCATCGACCACTTCGCACCAGCCGCGGCGGAACAGGAGGCCGGCTGCAGGCCTGATCTTCCAGTTACCGCCAAGAAGACGTTCGCGCTCGACCGTCGGCTGGGCCATCAGGTTTGCGAGGTAGCCAGGATCCGCAGCCAGCAAGAGAGCATTGTCGCTCAACTTGGCTGGGATGAACGTTACCGACTTCGGCGGAATCGGCTCGCCCGTCAACGGATTGACGTGATGGGCAAGCTCTGCCGGAGTATCGGCCCATATGATGGTGTCGCCGATGCGGATGAACCAACGCAGGACGCCGGATCGCTCCGGGATCGCAATGCCGGTTTCCTGATCGATCCACCACGAAATGAATTCCGCGACCCAGCTATCCGCATCCGGGTTGCAGGTCGCTCGTACATACGGGCGAACCCCACACATGGAGCGGTTTCGCGAAAGCATGTACCAGAACTGCTTTGCCGAGAAATGCGTCAACTCGTCGAAGCAGATGAGCGGGATCTGTGACCCCTGCCAGTTGTAGATCGTCTTCTCATGCTCAAGGTGAGCGAAGGCAACGCCTGCCCCTGACGGGAAGGTCCAGCTCAAATCCGGCGCCGACCGCGGAGTAGCGCTCAGGTGCGGGTAGAGCTTCTCGCTTTCATCCCAGAGGCCACCTTCGTTTCGGACCTGCGTCAGGTTGCGCCGGAAGAAGACCGCGCCAAACCCGGGATTGCTGACATGACGCAGCGGCTCCATGAGAAGCGCCCACGTTTTTCCACCTCCGGCAGCTCCGCCATAGATGGCGATATCAGCCGGCGATGACAGAAAGGTCGTCTGTGGCCCGGGCTGCGGCCGGATAATCGTCTGGGCTGCCGCGCCCTTCTCATCCCCTGCCATTGTCGGGCAACTGGAAGATGGTCACCGGAGAGACAGGCGTCGGCAGATCTTTGCCGTCCTTGCCAGTGATCTCGCGCCGATTGGTGTATGCGCCGCCGACTTCTTCGGCCGCCTGCTTCAGGAGCGAGGAGGCCAGAACCATATTGCCCTGCCCTTCGGCCTTTTCTGCCATGCGCTGAAGAGCGCGGAGGCGAACGGCGCGGTGGCTGATGGCAATCGAAGCGGTGTCTTCGAGGAAGGTCTTGCGGGTCTCTTCGAACAACAGCCGCCACTTCTCTGCGAGGTTGCTGCCGGCCTTCTTCGTCGGATCGTAGCCTTCCACCGACTGGCGAGTGATTGTCGCGCCGAATTCCTTCCTGACCGCTTCCACAACAACGGAAGGCGTGTCGAAACATGCGAGGCTTTGGACAATGAATGTCTTCACCTCATCCTTGAGCGTGCCCTTGGCCATGCGATTGTCAGGCTCCGGTCAGTTACGCGACCCTAAGCTGACAGGTGCCGCATGCATGTGCGATCCGCACTCTGGCGATCTCGGGTTCTTGATTGGCAGCATCGACCATCGCGCGGACGCCGGCGGCATCTGCACCATAGCGACGAACGACGCCGACGAATTCTTCGACATCATGGCCTCTCAGGGTGAATGCGGGCAGACCGGTGGTCTTGCGGAACTTGGGAGCGCCGAAGGCATCTCGCTCTTGGCCAGCGTGATAAAGCTCATGCTCAACCAAGGCGCAGAACTCCGCATCCGAACAGATGGACGCATAATGCGCATCGAAGGTGAGGACGAAGTCAGGCACATGGCCGAACCATTGGGTGAGCTGAAGTTCGATCCTGGCGCGCGACCATTTGCTGGCCGGCGGTAGTCCCATCTCGCATTGACCGATGATGCGACGGCCGTTCCTGCCATTCTCGACGTTGGTCCACAGCATGCCAATCGTTGCTGCCCGGAGATGAGCGTGATCCTTGTTTACGAGACTAGCCGTCTCGTCGATGAAGATCGCGCGCGCCCATTCCAGAAGATCATGAGCAGGCTCGAAGCGAATGCTCGGGTCATCGATAATGTCCTCAGGTGGCAATGGGCGCATATTCTGGCTTGCCTTATCGCCGGTTGCGGGCGAACTTCTCATGCCGGGCGTTTTTCATGACTGGCATAGCTTAATCTTGGGGAGCGAATACGATGGCGTGGGTCTCAATCGGGTTTGGCATTCTGTCAGCATTGGCCTGGGTTGCCTCTGCAATTACGACTCCCGTTTTAAGCGCCACGTATTGGGATGGCCCTCCTGCTCCATTAGTGCGACGGATGAAGCTAGGTTCTGCCCTCAACGCAATGGGTGCCGTTTTCGCTGCCATTTCGATTGGCGCGCAAACATATCTTATGGCGGTAACACCCTAAGGAGATGCCGGTGGCCAAATTGGTTATGGCAAGGCGACGGAACCTGATGGGCGAGCTTGAAGAGTGCCACATTAATGATGCGATCCATCGGATGAGCTCTGTCTATGTTTGCCCTGAATGCGGGCGCTATGTAAGACCGAACAGCGATGGCCCGCGCTTCAAGCATATGACTGTATCGCCGAATTGCAGCTTCTCGGGGCGCCGATCTAAATCGAAACGGGGATAAAGCATCGTAAACATTGAATGCTTGCGGCATCTGTCCTTACGATTATCTCGATAAAGATCAGAACGAGGATTGAGATGCCTACAATAAAAAACGCAACGCCCCACTTTCGGACCAATGGCCTCGACGACGGAACGCCGTTCATAGCGCTCGAACGGTATACTGGAGACAGCTTGTCGATGTTCGACAAGACTATTCGTCTGCGACTCCCTACCGGTACAAGTGTGGGTCGCGCAAAGGAAATAAGGGAATTCCTTGCCAATAACATCATTAGCATCGATGAAATCGAATAGGCGCAATTCTGCCATCGCGCCTGATGCATGGTCAGGCAGATGGCCCGGCGAGTATTCCCTCGTCCAAGGAGGACATGAGGTCCGCGATCAGAACAGCCACGCAAATCACTTTCACGCGTGATTCTACGCAACTCGGTCGATTGCCGCAAGTCCATCGTAGGCCTCAAGGCTGTCGAGCTCCGCCAGTATCCCCAGAATAGTGTTCTTGGATTGTTCGTCCATGCTTTGGATGGCGAGCATAGCCTGTTCTTTGAGGTTGAAGCGGATCGACCTGCCCTTCTTGAGGATTTTGCGCAGATTGCCCCTCAGATGCATGATCTGGCTGGACTTCTCCTTTTCGAAGCGACTGATCTTCTCACGGCGGATCTCCTGACGCCGGCGAAGCTCCTCTGCGGCCATAACGGCGATGTCGTCGACGCGGAACCGCACCGGGCCGAAATCATGGTTGCCGCGGAGGAAGCAGATAACGCCATCCACTGCCCTCACCTCTTCGAAATTGAGGCGCGGCAGATGAACGAAGGCATATCCGACAAGCAGCGGCAATCGACGATCGATGATCTTGTTTGTGCGATGATGGACGATCTCATGCCAATAGGCCGGCATGTAGACATCGATCCCCTCATTGCGCAGATTGCGCTCGATTATGCTTTCGCCGATCCGATTTGCCGGAAGGCCTTCGATCGCTCGCGCCATCCGCTGACTGCCAGGCGCCGTTCGGATTGCGTACCATTCTTCTTTTGCCGCCATTTCATTGCCCTCGTTCGTCGAGCCGCCGCTCGGTTATTGAAATTTCAGTTATGCCGCCTCGATGTCATCAAGGATCGCATCGACCATGCGATCGGTCGCGACAACCTGAAGAAGCATGTAGATGAGCCGCTCGACGGTTATTCCCCGTCGCTCTGCAAATGGCCGCAGCCGCGCTGCTGTGGAGGCGCTATAAAGCACTTGCTTTGCCTCGATCGCCGCCGTCTGCCTGTCTTTCTTCTTGACAGCGGTAAGCCCATTGCGCCGGAAAGTGCAGCGCACATATTCTGGGCCAGCGCCAAGTGCCGCTGCAATATCGTCTGTTGTGGCTTCCGGGTTCTCGAAGTGAAGTCGGATCACCTCGTCCTTTAGACCGACCCTGCGAATATCGGACGGCTTCATGCTGCCGTCCTCTCGGTGTCTGGCTGCTGCGAAACCTGTCGAGGCGTCCAAACCTCATCGATTGCCCAAAGGTGAATTGAACCTGCCGGATATTGGCCGCTTTTGGCACCGCTCTTGAACTTGTCCAAGCTTTCGCAATTCGAATGGAAGTAGTAGCCAGCGGCTTGCAGTTCATCGGCACGATGGCGATGCGTGATCCTGATATCCTTGAAAGGCTGCTGGATATGCGCCGGAGCTGGTAGCCGCGGGCGATTGATGGCATCGACGCGCCGCTGCTCGAAGCGGACCATGTTCGCCAGCTCAGGAGGACGGGGGCAAAATTTCACCTCCTCGTGCCATGTCCCGCGAACAAGATGCAGCACGACGCTTTTGAGCGCACTCGGCAGCAAGCCTTCCAAGGCGACCAGATATCCCCGTAGAAGCTCATCTGCATCAACGCCGCGTGGAAGGGGCAAGGAGGTGAACATTGGGCGAATAATCTCCGCCATCAAGGTCGATCGTTGTTCCTGCTGAAAGTTCATGGTCGTGTCTTCCGGTGAAATCGTCTATGGCGTCGAAGATCGTTCGTTCTCGGGGGGGCGCCTGCTGTCGAGGCACAGGAGCGGCGGGAGCATCAGTCCAGCGGTCCTGGTTCAGCCAAGTGGCCGGATTGCACCACGGCCTGTCGTCGGTCTTGGCGACATAGCGGCGAAGGCCGTTGATGATTTCCGGCAGCGTGGCTCGCGAAAGTGCCCTGGCGAACGATTTCTCAGCATCGCGCTTGCCGACCTTGTTCGGGTAAATCGACCAAAAGTCGTCGAAGCCGGCGGGGGAAGAGCCCCCTTTAGGGGGCGAAGGGGGTATGGATTGATGGGGGTTAGGAGATAGGGGTTTGGGGGAAGAACCTGAGGGGGAAGAAAGGGCGTCACCATCGTTACTTTCCGTCACATGTGACGCTTTGTTACGTCTGTAACGCTCTTGACGAATTGCCCCCGCGCTACGAGCCTTCGGAGCACTGGCAGCACCATGGATGGCGGCGCGCGAAACAACCTCTGCAGCTTCGACAGGATCGACGCCGGCGGCAACGAGTTTCTCAATCAGCTCGCGGATCTCGCTCATTTCACCACCTCGATCGTGATGCCATGGCAAGCGCGCATGAGCTTCTGCTTGAGGCGGAATACGGGCGTAGAAACGCCTTTCACATCGATGACCCGACGCCGACGGGCAAGGTTATCCCAAAAGACAAAATCCGCCTTATAGGTGCCTACCAAGACGCCGTTGACGGTCAAAGCATAAGGACGCTGCATTTCAACGTCCGTCACCTCTCCGGCGCGCTCGCGAAGCTTGAGATGGGCGTAGTAGGACGCTTCGGCTTTGCTATCGAAGCAAATGCCATCGACGAGTGTGCGCTCCGCCTTGAACTTGTTGCCGCGCTTCGGCTTCGCGATTGCGGCCTGATATTCTTGCCGTGTCATCGTGACGGTCATGCTGACACCGCCAATCGGCTATCCCGCATGGAAGCACGTCTTTTCTCCGCCCATGCGCGCTGATATTCCCTGCGGGCATCCTTCCTTGCCTTTTCCGCATGGGCGCGATTCATCTCGGCATTGATTTGCTTGTCGGCTTCTGCTGCGGGAATACCAAGGAGCTCGGCGATTGCCTCGACGTCAGGACCGATAGAGGCATAGGCTTCCGAAAAGGTCATAGGTCCATCTCCCCTTGCCGAGCATCACGACGATCAAGCATGCGAAGAACAGTTTCGCCGACGTGGCGCTTATCCCAGACGAACCAACCATTGAGCATCGGCGGTGCGCCCTGCCCCGTGAAGTCGATCTTCCAACGCATCAGATAGACGCGGGCGGGAGGGTGCTTTTCCCAGAACGGTCCAAGCCCACCGGCGCCAGGAAAGCCCCAGTTCAGCAGGAGAGCCATATAGTCGACATCAAGCGTCTCAATCGCGTGGTAAAGCCATCGGGCGCGGCCCTTGCCGAGCTTGTGATGCGCAGGCGTTCCCCACCCGCAATCGATGAATGGCGGGTTTTCGACGATCGCCTTTGCCGGCGCCGATTTGAAATCGTAGAAGCTTCTGATCTCCGCTCCGCAGCCGCGGTCGACGATATCGCTGTCGATCGTATCGAAGCCATGGACGCGAAGCTCGCGACCGATAACGCCGGTACCGCAAGCCGGTCCCCAGATAGTCGGGAAGGCGCGCAAAGCTTCCATTTCGGCATGGATAAATGACCGGATCGGGTCGACCGGCGTTGGATAGAATTCGTTTTCTTCGCGCTGCAGCTCATCTGCTTTGACGAGGTTGCCCTCAAGGTCACGGATGATAACCGGCTTAGATTTCTTGCCGGTGGCGCGAAAAAGACCGCGAGCGGATGGGATTGCGTTCATGCCGCCCTCCCCGGAACTATTGCCACGCCGGCAAGTTCTTCCGCCGGAGGAACGAGACAATGCCACAAAACTGGTGGGGAAAGCCTGTAACGGTCGAGACACAGAAGGTCGGTCAGCGGCTGGCGATTACCAGCGTCGAGCGAGCTGCAGAGTTCATGCTGCAGGAATGGCCGTCCAGCGCGCGAGGTAAGGCATTCAACCGAGCGCAGGGAGCTCTTCTTGAAGCGCTTGAAGGAACCCGATCCGCTGACAAAGCCAAGACCGCGTTTATCGCAGCGCTGCGCGAGGGCGGCATCTATATTTTTGAAGAGTGAGATCATGCCGCCGCTCCTTCTTGATTCCGGCGGTCGAGCGCCTTCAAAGAACGTTGGCATCGGTCGCGAAGCCGGGTGATGATCGCGAGCTTCGAAAGCTTCACGCCATTGTCGCCCTTGTTCATGCTTCCCTTGAGACGGAAGATCTGGGCATCAAGCTCGGCTATTTCTTCACGGAGGAGGTCGGCTTCTGTCATCAGTGCGACACTCCATATTCAGCCTCGATACTGGCAAGCCAATCCAACCCCTTGCGCGCAACGCGCCTGTGGCTTTCTTGGCAGCAGCTATCGTTCATACGGACGGAGATATCGGCCCAGCGACCGTGCATAATTTTCACGGCGGCTGTCAGCGCATCCTTGAACGAGGCGTGATTGCCCCAGAAAGGACCGCCATGCCCACAATAGCCGCCGACGCTGTCACCGGTATTGATGGACCATGTACTGTCGCCATTGGCCATTATGCCAATCTTGCCCCAGCTCCAGCCGCTCTTGTCGAGGTTCGTCTGCAGCCAGATGGGAGCATCGACGACCGGAGGCGGTGGCGGCATCATCAGATCGAGCATGGAAAGCTGCTGCATGTCAGTCCCTCAGTATCCAGTCAGCTCTATCGGCCCATTTCTTGGCCTTGGCGCGCCATCGCTTGGCGATGCGCAGCCGCCTCAAAGGAGGCAATCTTTTGATCCAGCGAAGCCAGATGGGCGCGTAATTCTCGTGCTTCAATTTTGCTCTCCTCGATCAGAGCCGCCCGCAAGGCGTCCATTTCATCGCTGTCAATCCGGCGCGCGGTGCCCTCCCAAATCGAGCGGGCGCGGCGGGTAGTGAATTTCTTGGTGACGCGCGGCGAAATGAAACGCACCGCCTCGTAGAAAACGTTATCGAGCTTGACGTAGCGCCGAAGGGGCCACGCATCTCTCATCAAGTCCCTAGCCGTCAAAGTTGGACTCATTACCTTCTTCCTGTCAGCTTCATCCTTGGGGCGAGAACCCAAATTCTTGTTTTCGAAACCCGACACCTTGTCGTCTCCTTGTGTCATCTTGGCTCTTGTTCATGGAGACTTCAGATGCACAGGACCGACATTGATGACGACGGAACCGATATCCTTGCAGGGACTTCAATCCCGTCGTCTGGTCCGCCGCTCGGGCCAACCGTAATTCCGTTTCCGCGAGACCGATCCGCCGCCGGTCTTGCCAACGAGGGGACCGAAGCCGCATCGGTCCCCTCACCTTTCGAAAGCCTCGGTTCCGCTACTCAAGCCGTCGTCATGCGACTGGCGAATAAGCGGCTCCGGATAAAGGTCCTCGTCGCGGAAGCCGGGAGAGAGGGGAGCACCCGCGACGAGTCTTGAGCGCGGTAGAGGTGACCCGCGCCCATTCGAAGTTCAGTGTTTTCGGAAGTGTCGATCGTCGCATTCGGCAGCTCCCGCGTGTGACGCAGCGTCGGAGCGCCTTCGAGAGATGCGACGAAATGCAAGATCGCCAATCTTCGCAGCGACAACAGCCACAAGGCATGTGCCGACCAATGCGACAAAATATTCAAAGCCGAGAAGCATCGAATCCATCAGCGTTCGCCTCCGAAGTCGAAGATGGCTCCGGCCTGATCGCCAGTTCCGTCGAAAATGAAGAAGGCGTCTTTCATGTAGACATTTGGAACGCGCGCGGACCGAGCGGCTATGATAGCGGCGACTTTCCCGCCCCTGGCGGCTCCGCCTGCAATCGCCAATGCAATCGCCGAGGTTTTGGCTGGGAAGACGCGACCATTTTTCCGGCCAAAGTAGGAGAGCGCAGATCGCGTCGTGCCGCAATTCGTGGCGATCTGACGAACCGTCATCCCCAATTCAATGCCGCCGTCGATCTGAGCCAGCTTCTGCTCGTCGGTCGATTTTTCCCAAAAGCTCATGCTGCCCTCTCGAAATTTGCCAAGGCTTCTCCGCGCGTGCGGCCGGAAGCCGATTTCCCTGTTTTCGGATCAGCGATGATGAAGGTGCCGTCTTGAGTGATGATCGTGATCACGCCGCATCCCCTTCTCGCATCGCGACTTTGCAGGAATGGCAATGATCGACCGTTCCAGATTTGCAGTGATCTCGATGCTGGCAATTCGGTCGGAACCGGTGCTTGATGGCCGGAGCGGGGTTGACGATGGCTCCGGCCTGACTAGCGGCGTGATTGCTGGATGCGGTTACATGATCGCCTCCTGTGTTGGCGACGGCGCTGCTCGTGTCGTGTGTCGGACTTACGCGCTCGGCGCTGGGGGCTTCGGCTTCGCCTTGAGAGGCCGGAGCAATTTCGGAATTGGTGGGGAGGCCGGCAGAAACCGCCTCCCCTTCGTGGCGGCCATCACGATCCGCAAGCGTGCCGGATCCTGTCCCGGCTGGAGAGGCTTCGGCTTGCGGACCTGCCTCTGGGGATGGCTCATCGTTGATCGAGGGCCTCGGTGCATTCTGCTCTTCCGCCTCGTCCCGCTCGATCAGGATATCGACTGCAGTCATCAGCGCGGCGCGACCGGCTTCGGTCTGCATTCCGTCAACGATCTGCTTTGCGAGATGGGGGTTGATGTCTTCGAGGATTTCGCCCGTTTCCGGGTCAAATTTCTCAATCTTTTCTCGCGTGGCGCGCGGCGCGCGAGGCGACGTCGTGATCTCCTCGAAAATCTCATCGATAAGCGCGTCTTTCTCTTCGACGGCCATCGGGTCTTTCTTGGCGGCACGGCGGCGCTTGATCGCAGCCTTAACGGCCTCGATCTCGGTCTTGATGTTTGCCTTGTCCATACCGCCGGCGATGAGCTGCGCGCGATATGCATCAAAGCAATCCTTTTTGCCGCTATTCATGTCGGCAATCTGCTGATCGTATTCGTCGATCTCGTTGGCGAGAGAGGTGCGGGTGATCATTCACACACCGCCTTTCCGAATAGAAGACGCTATTCGACGGGCATTCGGAAGCGGGAAGCCATCATCATCGAACATCGCCTCGACAGCCGCGGCGCATCTCTCGCGCTCGGCGAGGATCGCCTTTTCGACGCAAGCAATAGCTACCTTTCGGAGGTTCGCCTGATTGTCAGAGGCCTTCGCGAGCAGAAAATCTTCTCGCGCGCCGTCAACGGCATGCATGGCAGTATCGTGAATATCACCGGGAATGATCTGGCCGTCGGCGGTCATGCTGCCACCTCTGCGCCAGACTTGGCCGAAAGGAACATATCGCCTGGGATCTCGATCCCGTTTGCCTTCGCGTACGCCCACAGCTTTTGGGCTGGTTTCAAGGGGATAAAACCGTCTGTACCGCCCTTCTCTTTGGACTGGGTCCAGCGATACACCCGCGTCCGATCGGCGCCAGTGATCTCTTGGACGGCTTCGGGTCCGCCAAAGCGATCAATGATCGATGCGGCCGGCTCAAGCTTTTCAGGTGCGTTCGTTTCCATGACGCGACTATGCGATAATCGCACAAAAAGCGCAAGAGGAATTGTGCTTCAATCGCACGAGACCGCGCATTTTCGGTGTGCGAAAATGCCATATGCTTGAAGATCCTTACAAAAAATGGGTAATCGAAAATCTCGAGAAACCCGGAATGTCGCAGACCGGCCTAGCCAAAGCACTCGGCCTCCATCCATCGGCGATAAACAAGCTCGTCAATGGCAAAAGGCAGCTGAAGTCACATGAAGTCGCCGGCGCGGCGCGCTACTTCGGAGAAGAGGCTCCATCTGGGGAGTTGATTCCAGTCACTTCTGGATTAGTGGCTGGTCGAGTGGCCGGCCTCGTCGAGGCGGGAGCTTTCCGGGAAGTCGACGAGTTCGATCAATCCGAGCCGGTGGAAATCATGTTGCCTCGGGACGAGCTGTTCCCGAATGCTAGGCAGCTCGTTTTCGATGTAGCCGGCGACAGTATGAACGATTTGCGGCCGCTTCCGATCTTTCCCGGAAGCCGGTTGGTCTGCATCGCCTACGATGATGTTGAACACCTCGTCGAGCTGCGGTCGGGAATGATCGTAGTCGTCCAGCGGGAGCGCGACGGCGGTCATTTCAGGGAATGGTCAGTGAAGCAGCTTGAGCTCTTTACAGATCGGGCCGAATTCCATCCGCGATCGACCAACCCGAAGCACAAGCCAATTATCGTGAAGCGAGATCACGAAGCTGATGAAGGCATGACGGTCCAGGTAATCGCGCTCGTGCGGCGCGTCATGAATGAAATGCCCGGATTCTAGGCGTCTGGGTCGATATCAATCACGTCATGGACGTGTGTAACGGCGTAGGCCACCGGCTTCCCGCTACTAAGTTTGGTATGAACGTCAACGATAAAGCCTTTTTTGTATACGTTCTCATCGGCTTCTCGGATCTCGTGCTTCAATCGTCGTTCAGCGAGATCGGACCCGTAGGTAAGGCTTAGCGGTTTGTCCGATATTTCTTCGATCAGCACCTTTTCGCCAGATGGCTTGCCGATCGCCGCCGCATGGACATCGCTGCGAGTGAATACCATTAGCACGCGCTCGTGTGGGTCTTGCGAAGGTTTTTCTAATTCATTTTGCCGGTGTTCAATTACCTTTTCAGCCGCCCTGGCTTGTTGAGTATTGAACTTGAAAGCTACCTTAACCTGCCTGATACCATCTTCGAATGTTGCCGCTTCAAGCGTCGAGCTCGCATTTGGATCGCGAGCTACTGCCAGCATCGCTTTCGAAAAATCCTTCAGCTCGGACTTCGTTTGCGGAGAGCCTTGCGTTTTATCGTCAACGAGCGCCATTATGCGACTTCCCCACCGGCGGACGAAGTCTTCGACAATCATGATCTGGTCTGCATTTGCAATGAATGGCGCAGCGATCGACATGCCCGGAATCATGTCAACGATCGTCGATCCTTTGCGCACTTCCTTCACAAAGAAGGTTGCATCGGCTGCCAAGTCTTTGTGCTGCTCTTTAACGAAGCGCTCAAACTCATTGCCGATTGCGACGAATTGCGAGACGAAGTCACCCAATTCGACAGGCTCCTCCGTATCAAGCGTGTAGGTCAGGTGAACAGGGCTCTCTCTCATGAGATCAAGATAGCTGCTGATCATTTATACTCACCTAACAATTTCAAGCTGCAAAGCTTCGTTTGCCAACTAAATCAAACTGAGCGCAAGCTTCCGCAATCTCCCGCAGCAACCATCGCTTTGGCGGGATGCACATATAGGATCGCCCATCGTCGCCTATGAAGTTCATGAGCGGCAAAACACAAAACTCATCGTCATCCCCGATCGGCGCGAACGGCCCGACCTGGAAGCCATAACCAGGGAACCGCTGGCTGAGGTAGTTCTCTAGCCGATCCTTGGCGGCTGCAACAGCGGCGCGCTGCTCGAACGGCGGCACGATGATGAATTCCAAAACCTCGCGCTCAATACCCATATTCGTATCCTCCTTCGATACCGACGATCAGCCCGATAACACCGCCGCACGGCTGGCATCGGAATGACAGCTTTTCCAGAAATGCGCTTCCGACCAGCTCGTCTGCGTCGCGTGGCACGTCGTCACCGATCGGCACATCTACAATCTTCTCACTCTCCCGGAGGCAGTTGTCGCACCTGATCTGAAGCGTGAAGCAAGCTGCCGTTCTCAAAACCGCTAGATGCATTTTTGTTCTCCTTTCGTTCTTATGAAGCCAGAACGAGAGAAAAGAGTCGAGTCTGATTCGTTAACGGCAGGCCAAAAATTAATTGTGCGATTATAGCACTTTTGTTCTTGCTTTATTTGTGCGATTATCGCATAGTCTCCTCATCAACACAGCGCACCGACTGAGCCCGCCACCCGGCGAAGCAGCGAAACGGAGCGCAAGATGAGGAACGGGTAATGTTTTACATCATCGACAACAATGCGGACTTCCAGCGCTCTGGCCGGTTCGGCCAGCCGTCCTCGCTCTGCATGAACGGCGCTCGTGACTACGCCGACCGTTTCCGCACTAAGGCGAAAGCCGAAAAGATGCTCGCCTATTGGAAATCCAATAACGCCTTCAAAGGCCGCGTGATCGATCACCAGACCGCTCTGGAAATGGGGGACGTCTACGACGCCTGATCGCCTTCGGCATCCGCCCTTCACTGCGGCGGATATCGAAAGTGATCAACCGAGGACGGTACGATGACCAGCCACCAATTCACATTCGAACAAGCGACGATCCCGCTCTACGGCGAAGGCGCGCTCTTTTACGGAGAGGCCACACTTGAAAGCTCCTGCGAGGATGACAGCGAGTTTTATGTGTCGTCGATCCAGTTGGGCAATAAGGCCGTTCTGACGCGCCCGAGCCGGATCAACAATGCCGATCCGGTCGGCGCCTTTCTCTTCACCGAAATCGTGAAGCAGATCGAAGACGACAAGACCGAAGTCGGTCGGCAGGCCGCGCTTGAATGGGCTGCGGCGGTCGAGGACCAATCATTCGACGCTTGGCGCTTCGCCCGCATCCCCGAGATCGCCCCTACGCCCTCCTATCGTATGGAGGCTGCGGAATGAGCAAGCACAAGGCAATCGTCTCGATCGAGGTTGAAGTCGAGATCGATGATTCCAAATTCGATGAAGCGTTCATGGCCGAGTTCCGCGATAGCTTCTACCCCTTCTATGACATCGAGGATCACATCAAGCACATCGCCCAGCTCGAAGCGCGCGGTCTGCTAGACGATTTCACCGAAGGATATGGCCCGATCAAGGACATGGGCATCAAGGCTTGCGCCGACGACTGGGAAGTTGAGGTGCAGTCATGACCCGCTGCGATCTCCGCTCCCACAATGAATGCGCTTGCCGCCCCGGCGAATGCGACCAGATGAAGCCGATGCTCGACCTTCGGGATACGCCGGTTATCCGGTTCACGGCACGCCAGCAGTTCGCCGGCATGCTGATGCTCATCACCTTCTTCACCGTGATCGGCTGGGCCGCGCTCTACAGCGCCAACGAATCCTATCGCGTCCAGCAGCTCAGAAATCAGGAGAGTTCCATCCATGTCGCACGCCGCTGAGAATTTCGTTCGCGGTGCGGAAATGGCTCGCCGGCTTGCGGCCGACTACCGCCGCGATGCCCAGAGCAATGAAATTCCACCTGCCCTCAGAGACAAATGGCTAGCCGACGCCAAGCGCGCCGACGAGCGGGCTGATTGGTACGAAACCCACGCGAGGATGATGCAATGAACGCTTTCGAACGCTTCAATATCCGATCCCTGTCGCCCACCATGATCGCTCAGTGGGACGCCGCTCCGGCCACTCTGATCCTCCGGCGCCTATATGGCATCAAAGGCAAAGCCAACGAAAAAATGTGGCGAGGCGATGCCGTCGAAGCCGGACTGCAGTTCTGGCTTCATAACCGGACGCGCGAAGACAGCATGGCAAACGCCAAGGCCCTCGCCGTTGATACCTTCTGGCAGCGCGCAGAAGGCGAAGTGTCTGACGAAATTGAGGCTGCCGCCGCGATGGTGCCCGCGATGGTCGAGCAAGCCGTTATGGCCGCATCGGATAAGACGGTACCGCTTATGGGCACGCAGTTCGGCGTCGAAGCTTTTCTGGATGACGTAGACGTGCCGATCTACGGCAAGATCGATTTCCTCTTCGAAGACAAGTCGATCATCGAACTCAAGACGACGACGCGTTGCCCATCGAAGCTCGAAAACGTGTCGATGTCACATCGCTGGCAAGCCGCCTTCTATGCCAAGGCCCGCGGCGTCCCGGTCAACCTAGTCTACGTCACCGATAAGAAATCTGCGACATTCGAAGTGTTGCCGGATGATTCCTCGCTGCTTCTTTTTCGACGCGCCGCCCTTAGCCTACAGAAGGCCCTCGCCAAGACAGAAGACGGCGAACAGTTGCTCCGCTCCCTCTCGCTCAACGTCGAGAGCTTCTATTGGGATGACGAAATGCGTGTCGCCTATGAAGACGCGCTCGAAGGCAAGCTGAAGCTTCTCGTCGGACCAGGCACCGAAGATCTAGCCGCTCAAGGATATGTCACCTTCGGCAAGCATTCCGGCAAGCACATTTCCGAGCTTCCCGATAGCTATCTCAACTGGTTGATGAACCCGAAGCTTTCGGACGGAGGCTTTTTCGACGTGCCGAAGCAGCTTCAAGTCGCAATCGCCGATATGCGGGAGGCCGCATGATGTCCACAGACGACGCATTGAAGGCGCTGCGCGCACCTTTCCCCGATAACCAGATCAGTAAAAAGCCAAAGGAAACCAAGCAGCAAAAGGAAGAGCGGGAGCGTGATCGACGCCTCGGTATCCGCTGCCAGCTTTGTGGACAGTGGCATCATAAAGAAACTATCCACCTGGATTACGTCGGCCACGCAGCACTTACGGACCGGCTCCTTGATGTAGATCCGCTTTGGAATTGGGAGCCTGTTTCGTTCACGCAAGACGGCCAGCCAGCCTTCGACCGCATGGGTGGGATGTGGATAAAACTCACGATCTGCGGACATACACGCCTCGGGTACGGTCACGCTGACGGCAAGAACGGCGGCGATGCGGTGAAGGAAGTCATCGGCGATGCGCTCAGGAACGCGGCAATGCGCTTCGGGGCTGCCCTGGACCTTTGGCATAAGGGTGATCTTCATCCTGTCGATCCCAACGGCGAGAACGATGACACCACACCCGGTGGCGAAAGCACGAAACCGCCAAAAGCCACGGCCGCAGATCAAAAGCGAGGCCTTGAGGAAATCGAACGCGAATTGGTCGACTGCCGAACGCCAGGTGATGTCGTAAAGCTTCTGAATGCTTGGGCCGAAGATGCACAAAAGGCTGGATGGTCGAAAGACTATTGGGACGAAGCTCGACGCCGCTTCGCTCGGCGAAAGAAGGAGCTTGAAGAGGCCAGCGACGATTTCCCCGGCGACCGTAAGAGCGGTACCGGAGTCCGTAATCCCGCCGGACGCGAGCTTCACAACGCCGAGGCTTTCTGACGATGTCGACCAACAATCGCATAGTCGAGACCGAGCAGGCGCGAGATATGCTGGTGAAGTTCATCACCGGCAAGAAGCTTCCATTCACCTGCTCGATCACCGACGGGAAGCATCGGACCAGTGATCAAAACGCCCTTCAGCGTAAATGGGTCTTGGAGATCTCGGCCCAGCTTGGCGACCAGACGCCGGAAGAGGTGCGCGGATATTGCAAGCTTCATTTCGGCGTTCCGATCCTTCGAAACGAGAACAACGTGTTCAAGGCCGAATATGACGCCGTGATCATGCCGCTTCCGTACGAGCACAAGCTGAAGCTCATGATGGTGCCGTTTGATTTTGGCGTCACCCGGATCATGACGACGCGTCAGAAGACGGCCTACCTCGACGCCGTCCACCGGCATTTCTCCGAGCAGGGCGTCATCCTCACCAATCCTGAAGATTTGAAAAATCGGAGGGCCGCATGACCAATCCACGTATTGCCCCTCCATTCGAAGGCCAGCAGTTCACCAGCCATCAGGAATGGGTGAACAAGGCTAGTTCATGGCTAACTCGCCACCCGCAATACAACAATACCGAGCACGGCGAGATCAAGGGCTGGCGCGGCCACCACTTCACCGCCATGTGCTTCGATAGCTTCGGGCGTCGTGTCACCAACGGTGGCGACTTCCGGCGCGCAGAAGAGGAAGGGGCATTCCCGGTATGGTGGATTTGGCCGGATCAGATTGTTGAATTAGTCGCCAGGGTAGCTGGTGATGCTCGTGACAGGAGCGCGGCATGAACCCGAAGCTTCTCCACATCCTGCAACACTCGCTGGGCCTCGACGAGTACGGACGCGGCACCTTTTACCGAAACCGCTTCGTAACTGGCGAAGGCAGTGTCGACCACCCGCTCTGCATGGAGCTCGTCGGTCTCGGCTATATGAAACGCTATCCCGCCGTCGAGTTGTTCGGCGGAAGCGATGCATTCATCGTCACCGAAGAGGGCAAACGCGCCGCCGTAGCCGAGAGCCCGGCCCCTCCGAAGCTATCGCGCAGCAAGCAGCGCTATCTCGACTTCCTTGCCTACGACGGCTCCATGACCTTCATGGAATACATCAGGTGGCGCGACTACCGCGATCGGAGGTCCGCATGAGCCATGATACCCGCTTCATCGATTTCGATCTTCCTGATGGTCGCTTCATCGAAGCTGAAATCGTCATCACCTATTACGGCTGCGGCCCAACAATGCCGAGCTGGGGTTATGCTGGCGATCCGGGCGAAGCACCTGAATGGTATGTCGAGAGCATCGACATCAACGGCGATCGTGTTCCTACCCGCGTCTATAAGCCTTGGTGGTCTGCCCTCAAGAGCGAAATCTTGCTCTCCGATCCGACAATCCCAAACCCTGAATTTCAGACGCTCTCTGACGCTGTCGATAGTTGGCTTTGCGACAACTACGACTTCGAGCCGCCGGAGCCTTGGTATGACGAGGACTTCTGATGACCGACGCTATCCGCAAGCATCTTCTGAAATATCCACACGCTCGATCGACGAGCCTCGCCTACCAACAGATGAAAGCCGAGAAGACAGCTCAGTTGCAGGCAGAAATCGCCGCGGCTCGACGCCGGAAGTTCTTCGCTCGCCTTCTGTCTTGGATATGGAGGCGCGGATGAAGCGGGAAGAGTTCTCCGAGAAAGTCCGAGCCGAAGCCTTTCTTCGTTGTGGCGGCAAGTGCGAGCTCTGCGGCATGCGTCTCAAGGTCGGTGAAGGCGAATACGATCACATAATCGCATATTTCCTGACGCAGGATTCGACGCTCTCGAATTGCCAGGTTCTTTGCGTTCCGTGCCATCGCGGCGTCGGTGCCAAGACAGCTGCTGACCAGAAGATCATTTCGAAAGTGAAGCGCGTCAAGGCCAAGCACGACGGCACCGCAAAAAAGCGCGGCGGCTTCCAATCCAAATTCAAGCGCAAGATGAACGGCGACGTCGTTGACGTCAGAACCGGCGAGGTAATCTCACGATGACCCCCACCGCCAAATCCCTCTCCGAACAGATCAAGAAGGCCATGGAGGGCGTGACGCAGGGAGAATGGAGTGTCGATACCGACGGTTCATTCGGCACGAAGCCGCGCCTTTATAGCGAAGGCGATGACGGCAAGCTTATTGCTGAATTTGGAAATGCCGAAGATCCGGTGACCGCGCAAGACGAGTGGGAGGCCAACGGTGCCTATGCCGCCCTCACCCAACCAGCCAACATGCTCCTCATCCTTTCCGCTCTGGAAGATGCGGAGAGAGAGCGCAACGAACTGCGGGACAAGCTTGCCGAGGCCGTGAAGGTGATCGAGTTCTACGCGAACCCGGACATCTATAAGCCCCACCCGCACGGTCCTGCGTTCGATCGACGTGACGTGAGCTTTTCGGCCCGGTCGTTCCTCTCCTCTGTGAAGGGAGAGGGAGAATGACGGCCTACTATAATGAGATAGACCCGTATGCCGCCCAATGGCTTCGGAACCTGATCGCCGCCGGCCATATCGCTCCCGGCGATGTCGATGAACGTTCAATCGTGGATGTCCAACCTGATGACCTCAAAGGCTATACGCAGTGCCATTTCTTCGCGGGAATCGGCGGATGGTCATTTGCTCTCCGTCTCGCAGGATGGCCCGATAACAGACCTGTTTGGACTGGCTCTTGCCCCTGCCAGCCATTCAGCGTCGGCTCCGTTGCGCATGGAGGAGCGAAGGGCCAAAACGATAAACGCCACCTTTGGCCGAGTTTCTCCGCCATCATCCGAAAGCGATCGCCTGCAGTCATCTTTGGCGAACAGGTTGCAGACGCGATTAAGTGGGGATGGATCGACCAAGTTTTCAGGGATTTGGAAGATGAAGACTACGCCTGCGCGGCGTCGGTTCTTCCAGCTCTTGCCGTCGAGGCGGCACATGAAAGAAAGCGGCTTTATTGGGTGGCCCACGCCAACAGCGCGAGATGGGAAGGACATCAGCACCTCAAACGCCCTTATGTCTCAACGACAGCGGCATTCCCCGTCTATGGCGACCCGATTGCTAGAGCGTGGAGCGCCTTGGACGGTGATTACAGCGGTCTACTGCCTTGCGATGGGATATCCGTGGCAGTGGAACGAGATGCGGCCAAGGGATACGGCAACGCAATTGTCCCGCAAGTCGCGGCCGAAGTAATTGGCGCCTACATGGAGATTGCTCCATGACCCTCTCCACCCTCCTCTCCAAGCTAGAGCGTTCTAAAGACTTCGGAACCGGCCTTGCACAAGAAATCATGTCGGTATGCGGCATTCGCGATTACGAGACGGTCTTTCATCGTGTCCTGAAGCTTGTGGAGTGCGGCGCTACTCTCGACGCCGCCGTTGCTCTGGTAAATCGGCTCCTGCCGGGGTGGTACTGGCGTTGTGGCCAGACATCATTGTTTCCAAAAGGCTGGGCATTCATTTCTGAAGGGCATCCCGACCACACGAGCCCCGGCGTGAACGAATTTGGCTACACGGGTGGGAAAGCAACAGTCTGTTGCGCCCTGCTCATCTGCGCCCTCCGCGCTATCCATGCAAGGGAGGGTGGACGGTGAAAACGAAACTTCAACCGCTTACAGCGCCAGATCCAAGATTTCGGCAGATGGCCCACGATCTGGTCGCAGGCAGCATCGTCACCAAGGCGCACGCTCGCTTTCTTGAGCAAGTGCTTGTCGCGGTCAACCAAGACACGATCCAGCCACTTCGGGACGCCCTTGCGCATGTAACGCAGCACCTCGCGACCTTCTGTGAATACCACCCCGAGGAAATGACCTGCGACATCGCGGCAGCGCTCCACAATGCCCGCGCCCTCTCCAAGGAAAAATACCATGATAACGCCTGAAATGGTAGAAGCCGCCTGCGAAGCCATGGCGATCAAAGTTGCCAAACAGGACGGCGTAGAGCTTTCCAAAGCCGGATATCGCCATGGAGCGGAATCACGCCCCGATGAACATGAGCGGATGCGGGAATATGTGCGTGATGCCCTCGAAGCAGCCATTGCGCTCCTGCCCGGGAAGCCGAGCTCGATCGATCGTCAGAAAGCCGCCGATGCCGCCGTAAAGGCGAACCACGCTTACGGGCAGTGGATGCCGGAACGCTGGCTTCATCTCTTCCTTGATGCCTACGAGGGCAAACTATGATCAGCCTTATGGACGTTCAACGCGGCTATGACGATTGGGCCGCACAACCGCACAACAAAAAGTGGGTAAAGCGCCTCGACGGTACCCCCATTGCCAACGATATCGTCGTTCGCATTTTTGAGGCATTGAAAGACGCCGCTCCCGCGCCGCTGCCTGTGGCGGTGAAGGCGCTGGAGTGGAACCCGTATCGTGCCGAAACTCCATTCGGCTGGTATGAGATCAACGATCAGCGGGGCGTCTCGGATAGCGAACTTAAAGGACGCCCTCCGTTTCTGCTTTGCGGCAGTCGCATGGACTATTCCAGGTATCACACGCTAGAGGCTGCACGATCCGCCGCCCAAGCCGATTACGAGGCTCGAATCCGCTCCGCTCTCTCCTCTCCGGTAGGAGGGACAGCAAACGACGAGATGAACGAAAGCCTGTGGCGTTTCTGGAACGACAAGGCAAAGCAGCTCGCCTCCGATATCGCCGCGCTGAGGGAGGAGAACCGGCGTTTGCGCAATAAAGTCCCAGCCCGCGCGCTAACAGATGGCCAGCTCGACGACGAAGCGGCAGCAATTGACGAGGTCATGGCAGGAGGGTTTGGAGAAGGCGGAGGCTCTCCGGGGGAATGGTGGTACGAGCGTGCCGACGAAATCGACCACGAGCGCAAACGGCGTCAGCTCGAAAAAGATTTGGCTGATCACAATCGTTCCGCCCTCCAGCATGTAGCTAAGGGAGAGCGGGAATGAAGCTTACTGGCTATGAAGCAAAAGCCTTTCTGGCATGGAAAGGTACAGACGAAGATTTCGACGTTCTGAACTTCGCGACCATCGCTTCCCGAGCAGAAATCGATCTGTCGAAGGTGCGGCGCGCTGTTCGCGGTCTTGCTTCAAAGGGACTGACGCGCTTCGTCCGCGTCTCGTGGACCGACGACGGCATTCCGCACGGCGCCGGCTATGGGCTCACCCCTGAAGGCCGTTCCGCCCTCTCCCAGCAAGAGGAGAGCAGAGGATGAGCGAGACGCGCCAGTTTCTCATTTTCATGCTCGTGGTCATGACGATGATGTTTTCGTTCTGGAATTTAACGGAAACACTGAAGGTCAAGGCTACCGTCAATGTCCTATTCCGGCACTATGCCCTCGATCGCGCCGCCCCTCTCGATAAGGGAGGGGAGTGATGGCAGAGAAACTTACGCTTTGGGCCGTCTATACTAACGACGACTTGACCGAAGGCCGAGGCCGCCAGTTCGTGAAGCACTTTTGCAAGATGGAATCCACTGCGATTCGGCTTGCGAAAAAGGGCTACGTCCAAGGAACTGACTGCCCCGTCGAGCCGGTCGACGCCTTTTGTGTCGATGGCAAATACTTCCTCCCCACCTCGATCTTGAACATCGTGCCGCCATCTCCGGAAGACGAGGCTCGTCAACGCATGATTGACGCCAGAAAGCTCGCGCTCAAAAAAGCAAAGGCTCTCGGCCTTAGCGATGAAGAAATCGCCCTCCTTGTGAAAGGCCCCTCTCAATGACGACACCGCATGATAAGGCTCTGGCCGAACTGAGAAATCGTCTCGAAAAGTTACCGAAATCTGATCGAGGCATATCCTGGCAGCTCTATAATTGGCAGCACACCGAGGAACTGACCGTATACGGCGCGACAGCGAACTGCTTGAAGTGGATCATCGACAATACCGATGAGATAATTGCCGCCCTCCACGCCCCGATAGAAGCCGGAAACGGCGGAGAGGGGTGGCTGCCGATCGATGACGAAGCCAAGAGCGGCAAAGATATTCTGGTCTTTGGTGTTGATGCCCATGGAACCAGCCACTACGAAGTCGCTTCATACGAACCGACAGAAAGCGCCCCTTGGGTTTGGCATACGCATGATGGCCTTGCGTATCACGAAGGAGCTTTCTCCCATTGGCGTCCTCTACCCGCTCCTCCTTCCATACATCTACCGCTGGGATCGCCAAGGCCGAAAAGGTCAGCCATGCGAAGTCTTGGCACGCGGCACCATGAATAGCTGCTGCGTCCGTTTCCCCGATGGCTACACCATGATCACGAGCCGGAACGCCATTCGCAAGAACAAGGATTTCCAACAGTGAGCGACACCTGCAAATTCTCAACTTATGGGTACGCCTGCGGTAAGCCAGTCGAGCATGGCCGATATCTCTGCGAAGAACATGCCTCGGCGAAGTGTGCGAGTTGTGGACAACCGGCTACGCATGGGTGCGATTTCTGCGGACAATTCGTCTGCGGGATGCCTTTATGTGACGAGTGCACCTATGGGACAGAACAGGGGAAACCGTCTGGTGCATGGGGCTTCATGAACCACATTCATGTCAGCAAGCCAGAGTTCGCCGACAAGCACGAAAATGCGCGGCTGAAAGCTACGCTCGAATCCGAACGCCAGCGCCATGCAGAGGTGAGGAAGGCTGCTCTTGAAGAAGCGGCCAGGATCGCCGAGCGCACCGGCAGAAACAATGAAGACGACTGGCCCGGTGAAACTTGGATCGCTGAGGTGATCGCAAAGGAAATCCGCGCCCTCCTCTCGAAGCTGGAGAAAGCCAATGTCTGACCGCAATCTTAAACCACACGCCGAAGCGGCACTCGCCATGGCTCTCTGGAGCGAAGAATATGGTGCGCAGAACGGCGGTTCCATGGATTTCTGGGATGGCTTGTCATCGCGCCGCAAGCATCTGTGCGCATCGATCATTGATCGCATTCTGTATGCTGCCCACGAAAATGGCCGTGCCCTCCTGTCTCGGCTGGAGGAGCGGTAATGGTGAAGCTGACGAAAGCCATGCGTGCGTGCCTCGTCTACTATCGCGATAATGAATTCAACCCTGATCGTCACGCCTATCCACCGTACGATTTCAATATTCGCCAGGTCAATCGCGCGCTCGATCTCGACTATCTGAAGGTTGGTCCGGGCGGATGGCATATTTTGTCAGACGCCGGCCGCGCCGCTCTTAACGAGGAGGGCGGGAAGTGACGGACATCATAGCACGCCTGCGGAAAACCGGGCACATTGATTATGCGCTGCTGGACGAAGCCGCTGACCGGATCGAAGAGCTTGAGCAGGCTGCAAGGCTCGTTGAAGAATGGTGGCTTGAGCAAGGATCAGCCCATTTTACTGGCGCTCCATATGCCATATTTGCGCTTCGGTCGGCCCTCTCGGACTCCACCCCCACTCTATTGCAAGAACAAAAGGCCAACGGCGATAAGGAGGGGAAATGAGCGCACGGCGCCCATCATCTATTCCAGCCGGAAGCTGGCCGCCTCGCATGACCGCCGAGCTTGCCGCAGGCTATTGCGGCGAAAAGCACGTCGAGGATTTCCTTGATCGGGTCGGCACGACCTATCCAGCACCCCGTGTTGTTGACACGACACGTCGAAAGTTTTGGTATCGAGATGATCTCGACCGCGCCATGAACATCGGCGCAAGTGAGACGCCATCGGGTATGGGAGCATTGTTCCGTGACAAGATCAGGGAAAAGCGGAATCGTGGAACTGCCTAAACACGTGCATCGGGTGACGAAACGCCGCAAAAAGGGACCGGAAACGGTCTATACGTTCTACACGAAGTTTCGAAACCAAAAGCATGCATGGCCGTCGATCGCTCTTCCTGAGCCACTTGACCAGGACTTCTCTCACCGCCTGGCAATATGTGAAGCTCTTGATCGTGATGAGAAAGGCTTTCTGCTAGACGGAAAGCGCCTTCCTGAGCTGGGAGAAAAGAACTTTTGGCCCGAGGCGACAGCCGCGATGGAAGCCTACATTCGGCGTGGGCGCGAAGGAATAAAAGATTTCAAAGCTATGGTTGAGGCGTTTCAGGACGAACGAAACCCGATCTGGTCTGAGCTCTCCAAATCGACGCGCCGCGGATATACGGCTTCGGGGACGCTGATCAAGGAGGTTTGGGGCAACAAGCTCCCGGCAGATCTAACGACGGTGGACGCTCAAGAGGCGATCGACGCGCTGGGGGATACGCCGGCCACCGCCAACCAATTCCGCGCCTTTCTGTCGCGCCTCATGTCCTGGGGCGTGCCGCGCGGATATTGCACCTTTAATCCGATCGAAAAGACGGAAAAGATTCCTGGCGGCGAACCGTGGGTGCCGTGGCCAAATTGGGCATTCGAAATCCTCTTCGAACATGCACCCTTTCATCTGCAGATGATTGCGATGTCGGCTTTCTTCACTGGTCAGCGCCAGGGCGATGTCATCGCTATGGTCAAGCCAAAGGTTGGCGAAACCACCATCGCCGTAAAAGCTCAGAAGACAAAGAAAACAGTTTGGATACCGATCCACTCGGCTTACCGTAAGTGGATAGATCGCGTTCCAAACAATGACAGCGTGTTATTGCATGCTGGTTCTCGCACCAAGTCTTACAAGACCGCAGACGGCTTTCGCACAGAATGGCAAAAGCTAATGGACAAAGACCAATTCAAGCGCTTCCGTGACGAGCGCATCGTCTTTCATGGCCTGCGCAAAAATGCCGTTATCAATCTCCTTGAGGTCGGCTGCACTGAAAACCAGGTCGGGGCGATCTGCAATATGTCAGCCCAGATGGTTCAGCATTACGGCAAGGAAGTTGCGCTGCGCAGCTTGGCGCGCGATGCGATGAAGCTCATGGAAAGTCGCTGGAGCGAGATCGAACCGGCTGCCTTTCGGAACAGGAACGGAACGTGA